TTATCATCGTCATCATCGTCATCATCGTCATCATCGTCATCATCGTCATCATCGTCATCATCGTCATCATCGTCATCATCGTCGGGGGAAACAGGTTGTTTATCTGAAAGAAATTGGGACTGAGCAAATGAATATAAAAGCGGTGCATTTAATTTATCCAGATCAATATCCCCATCTATATCCACAACATCCAGAACTTTATTAGCTATTATTTCAAATAATCCGATTTGCATATCAACTGTGCCATTTTTGATTAGATATATAGGATAATATATTATACTTGGCTCGTTATCCATAAATGTATACTTCTCCTGACCCAATGCGATTTCTATCTCTTTACCCAAAAGATCATAATCATAGACCGTTGCATCATATTTTTGATCCTGTTCGTCTAGCTTTGTTATTTCTGGATAATTAATTTTAGGATCCAAAATTGATTTTACCATTATATTTAAATTATATATTAATTTTATATCAATTGGTTTATTAACTTTATAAGTATAATTTAGCATATTATGCTTTTGAAGGATGAGTTTGGTATATATAGGTTCTAATTTTATTAATGAATTATTCCAAAAATAACTGAAAGGTTATAGGCCGAGATCTCCTATCATTTTTACGCGCACTGACTCTTTTAAACGAAAATGCGAGGAATTATCCGAACCTATGTGCTTGAAATATTGGTAGTAGATGCGAAAAAAATTAAGGAATATAATGTTATTAAACTTGAATGTTTTACCAACCGAATCTTCCGATGCAACCGGGATAAATTCAGAAATAATAAATCTACGACAACAACAATTATCCTTAGTTTTATAAAGAAACTCTTATTGGACCGTTAACACAAACTTGATTGTGTGCCCATAAAATTGAATTTCAAAATAACCGTAATATGTATAATACAAACCATGGACGAACAACATAATAATGTGCTTCTCTCTATAAAGGATCTTTATACTAATTGTTCACTGGGCAACGATTATATTGACCCTATCTATACACTTGCTTGGATATATATAAATAAAATTTATAATATTCCCGAGGACAATTATACACATTATACACCTCATCGCTATTGTTACAGCATTGTGTGTCAGGCTTATTGTCGCCGACATTCCCTGAAACCAGGACACTGGCGATATAAACAAATAATTAATATATGTCATCTAATCATTCAGGGAATAATATTACGCGAATGGCAACAAAATGAGTACAAGGGTTTTCATAATATTTGTCATAAAAATCTTCTCTCATCTCCCCTGTTTAAAAAAAATATTGATGTATGTCTAAAACAATGTGATTTACAAGAGCGTCTACTGGAGGAATGTTTGTCTCAAATTCGCACGAAAACGACAAGGTAATAAGTGTTCTAATTTATCCATTGCTTGCAATCCTTTGTCTAAGTCAACCACAATTGCTTTTCCAATATGTGTCGGCATTCCAAAGGTTGCCCAGCCTCTCCACGAACCAAAGGGTGCCGAATGTAAAGTATCTGGTATGTGTGTTAAGAGGACTCGATTGATATAAAGGTCGGGTAACACAAAATATTGTTTGTGAACTTTTTTATACATATAGTCTCGGACATAGTTAGCGTCTGGTCCCTGTTCTTCATATAACGCCATTTATTGATAAAGATTATGAAATATTCTTAATCTGTTTTATCAATATATTATTGTTGAAGATTCTAAGACCGAACTACACGGATAGTCCGACATATTTATTTATATACTCTTCACAACCACCATATTGTTTATACAAACGTCCCATGTCTATTTCTGAGAGTTTTGGCACTATATTAGGATAGGATCGTAATATATGTTCTCGCTTTATAATACCGACTGTATCTAATACTAAAAAGGGTTGGTAGGCTATCGGGTTGGAATTCCCATAAACATATTCATCACCGTTAATAGAGTATTCATTGTTAGAGAATATATGCTGAGATAACCCAATTTCATACTTGCTTATAGTATTTTTATGGTCCTGTCTGCCTATTATTTGAAAGTAATTCAGCGCGTGTCTAATACATTTATTATGGAATTTGAGAAAATCTGCCTGATAATGTGGTATAGGATTTAAATTCATAACTAATCCTTGAAAATCATGATTCAATTCACTTATACGTCTCTCAAATAGAGATTTATTAGCCACTAAAATAGAATCAGCCATTAAATATAATGTATTAATATCTAATAGTTGAAAATAATTTCGTTTAATAAATACTGCGTAATTTGAAAACTCATTTCCATAATTACTATCAATAATTATAATTTTGGAATTAGAACAATCCCATTTATCTTTTATATTTGTAAGTACAAATACATAATCAACTTGAGTTAAGAGAGCTGTTATATTATAATAATTATAACGGTCAACTGCGCTATCCTTAGAAAAATGCGAATATAAAGCTATACTTTTGGATCTTAAGGGTGGCAACTGTATTTCTGGAGCTTTTGTATCCACTACCAAGCACCGGTTAAAATCCATAAAATTCATATATATTCTCTCGAACACATGTTCTATACACCCATCATACCAGTGTCGGCGTGCTAGTCTTTCTTTATTTTGTTGATAGCAGGTATAAGCATCTTTTATATTATCGATTTTAAACCAAAATCTAATAAAATTATAATCAAATTCCTTTGGATAGTTTAAAATATTATATAATATTTTATCTGAAAATATTCTCTGCACTACAGATCGACTTAAAATACACATGTTCCCTTCTGAAAAATGATCACATGGCTTAGATTCTTTTAAATATCCTAGAAGTTCATCTCTATATAAATGATTTATCTCTGGTAATCTTTTATTGATGTATTGATGATTACCAGATATAACCCTTAATCTTTCATCGTCCATACCCCAGATCAAGTTTGGGAATATTCCATCAAATTTATCAATATTTCCAACAATATCATTTAAATTTGTTATGAGTGGATCACAATATGTTGCGCGCACCACCGGGTCAGTTTTGGAATGTAAAAATAATATATGAGAAAATTCCAGATTTTTTTTAGTTATATAGTCTACCATACAAAATTTACCACCTATATCCATTCCCTTATTAGGTATTTTTAATAATATATACTCTTCAGAGTTTGTAATTACACCTACTTCTCCTATAGAATAAGTAATAACAATTGAAAAAAACTCGCAAATCTTTTTAAGATATTCTGTAAATATGCTGTTGAACTTGTTCAAATCATAACAATGAATATGACAAAACAATTTACTCTGCTGGCGTTGAATCATAGGTCCATTGGATATAATTTCATAACTAATAAGCGCCTCAGGGTCCTTCAATCCTATAAAATATTTATGAAACAAGTTTTTATAAATCTTTATTAAAACTGTACTCTTTAAATATTCGTTATTTCTTTTTATAAATTCAACGATATCGGATTGCTTAGGAGTCGATTCAAGTCGAGATTCTATCGCATCAAATAAACCATCAATATTAGATAAATCATCCTTTATAACATCAACAAAAGTTACCAGATCCAAATACTCATCTGTAATAGTCATATCAGCTTCGCACGGTTTCTCACTAATTATATTAGCATGATGAGATATTAATTCATTTAATCGGCACGTTTCTAATACAGATTCTTCGTAATAATGAAGATTAATAACTAATGTTGCCTCATTAATTTCATTTATTAAATCATCATCAAATGTATGACTTAGAATTTTAAAATTACTATATTTTTCTTTAAGCCGACTGAGTATATTAGATCTACGCTCATTTAATCCTCCATAAAATAATATATTCTTATCATTGCTAGAACCTTCTTTGTGTAGAAAAGTTGGCGGGGGCAAATATTCTACATGTAAATCACTATCATAATACTTAATATTAGTCTGTGAATAATCAAATGTACAACGCGATGATTTAATGAGTTCTTTAAGTACATCTGTAATATGTTTATTATATTTTTCTTGGTTATTAATTTGTTCAAGTTGATATAAAAAAAATTTATTTTTGGGTAAAAATTGCAATATAGTCAGGCCTAAGTGTGTTTTTAAAAAATGTTGGGGAGTAAATATAAATAAATATGTATTTGGAGCGATGCATGATTGTATATCATGTATAGTTGGGGATTTAATTAAGACTTCTGTACTAATATTATAGGAATTCAATAATATACTGAGATTGTTAGCAATATTTTCTGTGAATTTGGTTGAAAAAATTCGAATAATATATTTTTTATTGGTTCGATAATTTTTTTTAGCCAATCCAGCTCTCCAGTTAGTATTTCTTCCGTCAGTCAGTGGACCTTGAGTATGTGGCGTGGGATAAGACATAATAAATAATTTAAAATTATAGTTTTAAATTATTTATGGGACAAAAATAATAAATTTTTTAAAATATTTATCTTCCTTTAATTCTGCTATATTATCCCATAAACTGCGACGTCGTTCTACAAGTTCACAATTTAATGGATTATTTTCAAATAATACTAACATTTGAATTATCTCGTCTTTTTTAAGCTTTCGATAATTTAATTCATAATAATCTAATATTTGACTCATACTTTTAACTGTATAATTGGTGTTATAGTCAATTTCCAATGCCATCATACTATCAATTTCTAATAAACCATTTGATGATTCATCATTTACTTCCTTTATTAATTCCTCTAGATTTACTTTATTCTGTTTTATATGTTTTTCTTTTATTTTATATTTTATATTTTGTTGTGCCATACATAACCTTTTAAAATTTTTATTAAGTCCTTTTTTAACTATCCTCTAAGGCCTCAATAATATCCATATGTTTAAATATTGTTTTATTGGAAATACTTGGTTTATCTTTTATGTGCATTAAGGATATAATCGTTATATCGTTAAATATACGCGACCACTGTTCTGAGTTCGATATTTCATTATAAGAATTTGTAACTAAACTAAAAATAATTTCTGCTAATTCCTCAACTTTATTTATTTGGTCCTCCTCCATATATTCTTTTAACAACTCTTGAGCCTCCATTATTATATCTATAATCTGATTTGGAAGCAAGACATTATTTTTCATTAAGTTAACATAAAATACACAAATAGCACGTCTAGTATCATTTTCCTTATTTATTTCACAAAAGCGATTATAGTCGTCATCGGGACTACAGTAATCAATGGTCTTAAATAACTCCCGAAATTTATTATAATTTTTTTCGAAAATAGCACCCATAAATTCAAACTCTTCCATCAACTCCTTATATAAATTTGCATACATCTTAGAATAAAATATATTACCACTTGCTACAGTAAAAATTGCTGACCCTACCTTGTCCAAACCATCTATATCCCCTATATTTTTAATTTCAGCTATTATATTAACTTTATTTCTTTCATAAGTGGTATCTGTCATCTTATTTAATGCTTTTAGTATTAGGTCTATAGATTTATCAATTCCCTCCTTTTCCAATTTTTTTGTAGCCTGATATTTCCTTATTACTTCCCAATCCTCGTCATTTATTTCTTGTGTCTGATTTCGCCTTCGACGACGAGGAACACCATTCACTCCGCTATCGATTTTTGCAAAATTAGGAGTTTTTACATATTCTGGTGCTCCTACCTGCTCGGCTAATATTCTTATTATGGCAAGTGTCTCTTCCGGTAACACATAATTAAAACCATTAAACATTATAGTCTCAAAATCCATTAAGGAATACGTTACCGTAGATATCATTATAATATGAATATCTAGATTGTTGCATTTATATCAATTTTTTAAATAAAATTGAATATATTAACACACTTAAACATTATTACTATGTTAAATATATGCCTGAGAACGAAATCCCCCCAAACACAGAAGAACAAAACCCGAAAAAGAAAGAGGAATATAGCAAAAATATAATTGAAACGTGGGATGATTTGCCATCCGATAATACTGGACTACAACGAGGAATACATGCCTTTGGTTTTGAAAAACCGAGTCCCATTCAAAGAGAAGCAATAGGTCCGATTTTAAATGGAAAAGATGTTATTGGTCAAGCACAATCTGGCACGGGTAAAACTGGTGCATTTTCAATTGGTCTTCTTGGCCGGCTTGATCTTAAAAATGCTACAACTCAAGCCTTGGTTCTATCCCCAACCCGTGAATTATCTCAACAAACTTTATCGGTTATTAAGGGAATTGGTGTAATGTATAAAAGCCCACCACTAGTATGCCAATTGCTTATTGGTGGCACATCAACAGACGAGGATATTCGGCAACTACAACAAACTCCTCCCCATGTTGTTGTAGGTTGCCCTGGTCGTGTTCATGATATGATGCGTCGGCACCAAATTCATTCGCAACATATCCAACTATGTATATTAGATGAAGCAGATGAGATGTTATCGGCGGGTTTTAAGGAGCAAGTTTATAATATATTTCAATTCTTCAACACAAACACCCAAGTGTGTCTATTTAGTGCTACGATGCCACAGGAATTGAGTACATTAACTGAAAAATTTATGCGTGATCCTATTAAGATTTTAGTTAAAAACGAACAACTAACTCTTGAGGGTATTGATCAATATTATATTGCTTTGGATGACGATAGTGCCAAATATAGTGCACTTAAGGATTTATTTGGAACAATTTCTCTATCTCAGTGTATTATTTATTGTAATAGTGTAAAGAGGGTTGGTGACTTAGCTGAGGCTATGGCAGAGGATGCATTTCCCGTTTGTTGTATTCATAGCAATATGGAGAAGGAAGATCGTAATACTGCTTACAATGAGTTTAGAAGCGGTAAATATCGTGTTTTAATCTCCACCAATGTTACAGCACGAGGTATTGATATACAGCAAGTACGCACCGTTATTAATTTCGACATTCCCAAATGTATCCACACATATATTCATCGAATTGGAAGATCGGGTCGATGGGGGCGAAAGGGAAATGGTATTAATTTTATTACTAAACGCGATGTTAAAAAAATCAAAGAAATTGAGAGTCATTACTCCACCCAAATCAAGGAACTTCCTAGTTCATTTGTCAAACATATTTAATACAAAGGAAACTTATTATTCCTTTTTGGATATACGTTAAGGTGGCGAAACCTCTTGTTCGTTTAATCCTACTTATATTATTCTACTTTTTAAATAATGAAAAAAGTAGAATATTTTAAATTACCAATTTTTTATCTTACTAATAAAAATTTATTAGATAATAATATTGTAAATGATTTAGAATTAATTCAAGCAAAAGACACCCCCTCTTTATATAAATATGTTTTTAATCCCACAACCTCTTTTGGAGAAGATACTCTACATTTATGGGCCCAGTATTATACTGTTGACACTAAATTTTTAAAAGATAGTCAAAAACTTGTTAAAAAATATAAAAATAGTGTGGTATTTACATCTCCTGGTGCATCTGAGACTGCGCGCCAAGTATGGGATGAATTAAAATTAGAAACTGGATTTAAGGAGAAATATTACTATATTGACTGGCCTTGGTTCGAAAAATTAAACTCCAATGCTCTATTTCTTCAAGGCCTCAGTTTATATAATATGACTTCTCCAATTGTATCACTTGCATTACCAATACTTTTTCTTATTATACCATTTTTTATTCTTAAACTAAAGGGAGTACCTCTCACTCCTGCCAGCTATTGTTCTCTTTTAAAAATTGTGTTTAGTAAACACACCCTTGGACAAGTATTTAGTGGAGATCTTGGCTCTGCATCAATTAATAAGAAAGTGTATGTTGCAATGTCCTTCGCATTCTATATTTTTCAAATATACCAAAATATATTAAGTTGTTTAAGATTTTATAAAAATATGAAAAAAATACATAATGATCTATTTGTTCTTCGTGACTACTTCGAACACACTATTAAATCAATGGATAATCTATTAAAATTTTCGGATTCGCTACCAACATATACAGATTTTAATAATAAGGTTCGACACTATAAATCTATCCTTAACACTATACTCTCTCAGCTTAACACCATTACGCCATACAGACTTAGCTTTAAAAAGGCCGGCCAAATGGGACATATTATGAAATGCTTCTATGATATGTATGCTAATTCCGAATATAATGAAGCTTGTATGTATTCATTCGGTTTCAACGGGTATATTGATAATATTCGTGGACTCAAAAAGAATATAAAAGAAAAACACATTGCTGCTTGTAAATTCACCAAAAAGAAAGCTCTATTTGAAGAAGCATATTTTCCTCCTCTAATGGATAAAAATCCGGTTAAAAACACATATAATATTAATAATCAGATGCTTATTACTGGACCTAATGCCGCGGGGAAAACGACACTGCTTAAAACTACACTATTTAATGTCTTATTATCACAACAAATAGGTTTTGGATTTTACAAGAAAGCTTCATTATTACCATTTCACCATATTCATTGCTACATCAATATTCCCGATACATCTGGACGCGATAGTTTGTTTCAAGCTGAGGCTAGAAGATGTAAAGAAATATTAGATTTAGTTAATAGCCACCCTAAGGAAAGACATTTCTGTTTTTTCGATGAATTATATTCGGGCACTAATCCGTATGAGGCCATTAGTAGTGCCTATTCTTTCCTCAAATACCTAAATCGTTATAATAATGTTAATTTTATTATTACTACCCATTTTATTGATTTATGTAAGCGTCTAGATCGAGATACCAACGTCACAAACTACCATATGAAAATTCACGATGTAAATAATACTTTTAATTATACATATCAATTAGAGACAGGTATATCCACTATTAAAGGTGGCGTTAAGGTATTAGCAGATTTAGAATATCCCCCTGAAATCATTAAAAACACACAAAATATGATTTCTAAGTTGATTATTTAACTCGTTTAATATAAATTTTAAATATATTAGCAAATTAATAATGAACCTATTTGGTCTAGAGGGTAGCGGATTTATAATCGCTTTGAGTCTAACACTTTTACTTGTTGGGCTCACTTTTTACTATTTCAGATTAAGGATGGGTGTTTTAGAGAGAGTTGTTGCGGAACAAAATAACGTGTTACACAAATTTATATCTACAATGTCTGTTGCCGAATTAAATACCGGAGGGGGGGATACTGTCAGGAATTTGATAAGGCCTCAATCACTAGCCAGTCCAGAAGCTTTAGAAGTCGCTCGGGAAGTTGCAGTTAATGAATGGTCTGATTCTTCACCTATGGCTAAAAAAATTGTGTCCGACAGCGATAGCGACAGTGAAAGTGATACTGATAGTGAAAATAATGAAGACCAAATCTTAGTGATTAATCATGAACCTGACCAATTTGATATTGATACTATTAAAACAATTGATTTTTCTGTCACCGATAACCAATCATCACTTATATCTGGTGCATGTGTGGAGGATATTAATCCTCTTGACCAAAAAGAAGAAGATGGTGTGACACTCACGGCGGTTGTATCTTCGGACTCGGACTCGGACTCGGATGTGGACTCGGATGTGGACGTATCTGTAGTTACCGAAGAGGTCGACAATGATTTAGCCACGGATCCGATAGTGGAATATGAGTTAGGCAATCCTGATCTAGCGTCTCTAAAAGTACAAGTCTTACGAAGCATGGCTATTGAAAAAAACCTCGTTAGCAAGGACGAAGCTAAAAGTATGAAAAAGAACGAATTAAAAGATCTACTTAGTTAAATTTAATCTTTTACTAATATAAATGAGTTGGGGAACTTGTACATCAGGATCGAATAATATTCATTTTGACTTTCCGCCTATTATGAGTGACGGCCGTAATTATGCTGATTGGCAACCTGGTGCTGTTATTAATGAAGAATTAAGAAACAGTGCTAATATAAAATCTAATTCAGAGTATCGAAAATATCTTACTGCCAACGCCGATGATATTATTAAATATAATCAATTAGAAGCATGTAATAATTGTTGCTCATGCCCTCCCCGTTATGGGACTAACCAAACTATAAGTAATACACCATATTTATACAACTCGTGTGTTGATAATAGTCAGCCTTATGGTTATGAAAAAAGCGACTTAAAAAATGTATATCTCTCCTCATACCAATTACAATGTCGTATGATCGCACCTATTCTTACTCAAGATCAATATCTAACACATCAATATCCTAATCCGAATTAATCTATTATTACAAAAAAGAAATTAAACTTTTTTGCAATACTTATAATATGAAGATATTAAGCGTTGATGTAGGAATTAAAAATTTAGCATTTTGTTGCCTAGATACCAATATAGATAAAACATTTACTATAACACAATGGAAAAATATTAATTTGGCTGATGAGGAATTTATTTGTTGTGGAAAAAAAAATACCAAATGTGGTTCTAGTTGTCCATGCACTAATAAAGCGTTTTATACAAAAAACGGCTTTCATTATTGTAAAGTACATGCCAAAAAATGTTTATTTGTTATACCTACAGACAACTTTAATATAACTAAACTAAGAAAGCTGCCAGTATATGATTTATTTAAGATTTGTAGAGATAACAATATTGAATATACTAAATCTACTAAAAAAGGGACATTATTGGTAACTCTTGCTACCTATATTGACACAAAAGTTCTAAACATACTTAAATATGAGAAAGCTAAAAATATCGATCTTATCAAATTGGGTATTGTGATGAAGGAAAAATTCGATAAAGAATTAGATATAGTGGATATTGATATGGTTATTATTGAAAATCAAATTAGTCCACTTGCTGGGCGGATGAAAACTCTCCAGGGCATGATCACACAATATTTTATAATGCGAGAAATAACAAATATAGAATTCGTATCTGCTTCAAATAAACTTAAATTTTTTTCAGAAAAGAAAAAAACTACTTATACCGAAAGAAAAAAGCGTAGTATTCAACTGACTACCCAACTCCTACAGGATTCATCCTATTTAGAACAATTTAAGGGCTGTAAAAAAAAGGATGATTTAGCCGATTCTTTTTTACAAGGACTGTGGTACTTAAATCAAATGAAGTTAATATCAATTTAATATAGTTTATTTGCGTCGGACTTAAAATTATAAGTTCTACTTTTATCATAATATGGCCGAAATAATCAATATTGATAGCGCGACTCTAGAACCTGTACATATAAAGCTTGATAGTAATACACCCAAAACGGGGTCAAACGACGGGATGCAACAACGCATATCAACGGCTTCAGTCGCGACAGACAATTTACCTTCGGTTAACTTTGGACCAGGAATAGAATTACTGATGAATGAGAAAAAGAAAAGTGATCCTACTAAACCCTCTTCAATTGATTTAGGAGATTTGAATAATTTAGAAAATGATTTAAATAATCTTACAACAACTCATAAACGTCTAGAACGGCCCAGATCAGTTATATTTGCTGATGCGCTTAACAAAGATGTGGCAAGCGATCGCCCCACTGTCATTGGAGATATAAAAAATATTAATACTGATTTAGGTAAGGCATCAAAAACAGAAACAGAAGAAAAGAAGAAAACCTGGGATGGATTTGGTAAAATTGCTGATACGCCTTTTAATAATACAGTAAACACAAATCCACCTCTAGGAAGAGAAGAATTATTACGAAAAAAGTTCGAGTACCTAAAAAAACTTGAGGTTTTGGAAAAGAAGGGCGTCAAACTTACCAAAAAATATACAATGGATTCTTCTTTAGATGAAATGCGAGGAGAATACGAAATGGTCGTGGCAGAAAAAGAAAAATCCAACAGCGTAAAATTTCAAGGTCGTATGTTAATGGCTGCGATCACTGGTTTAGAGTTTATGAATAATCGTTTTGATCCTTTTGATATTAAATTGGAAGGATGGGGGGAACAAGTAAACGAAAGTATAGATGATTACGACGATATTTTCGGTGAACTACATGAAAAATATAGTTCGAAAGCATCTATGGCTCCAGAACTCAAACTATTATTCCAGTTGGGTGGCTCTGCAATTATGGTGCATATGACAAATACTATGTTTAAATCCTCCATGCCTGGTATGGATGACATTATGCGACAGAATCCAGAACTTATGCAACAATTTACACAAGCCGCTGTGAATTCAATGGGTGATACCTCTCCCGGATTTTCCGGATTCATGAATGATTTTACGCGACCAACACCACAACCTAGAAATGTAGGAGCACCTCCTCCCGCAATGAAAACTCAAACTGTACGCAGTCAAAGACCACCGCCTTCCAGACCCGATTTAGGTGTTGCACGCGGAGAGGGTATTAGTGTCGAAGAACAATTTGAATCTTTGCCCACGCGGACTACCTCACATAATATCCCTCCTACAAGATCGATGCCAACCGATGCACAAAAACATAGACCAGAGATGAAGGGACCATCTGATATAAATAATATATTATCCAGTTTAAAAACAAGAAAGGTTGATATGCCAACCAAAAAAGAAGGAAGTACTATCAGTGTTCAAGATTTGAAAGAGCTATCCAATACCCGCGTACCTAAGTCCAAGAAGCGTGGTGGTAGTGCCAAAAATACTGTCAGTTTGGATATTTAAATACAAATTTTTTTATCATTAAAAGAGAATCTTTTTTTCTCTCTAGAAACTATTAAATTCTAACTTGATATATAAGATTACCTTAACAATATTTCCAAGAAAATTGAAATACTTTAAATAATATATAATACATCATCATCAGTTATGTCTTTATGCAAAGACAAATTCCCAGGCAATCCACAACAAAAAGAGAATAACAGAGTATTCTACGGAGCCATGTTAGGGTTTTTACTTTTCTTGGGTATCATTTCAAACCTTACGATAGCAACTAAATATAATACTACAAATCATGATTTGTTACTGAATATAGCAAATGTAACCAACATAGCAAATGTAACCAACATAGCAAATGTAACCAACATAGCAAATATAACCAACATAGCAAATGTAACTCGCTACCTCCGCTCTACATAATATACTAATTTTATCAACTGACAAAATTGACAAACTTAATTTTTTGTTTCTTATTTTAAACTAGTTCGACAAAACACATAAATTAATAATGCACACCATGGTGTTATCATTAAAATATAACAACTTAAAGTATATTTTAATATCTAAATACATGCGTTATATACAGCTTAAAGATAGAGTTATGAAAGCACACTATCCAATATTCGAGATGGAAAAGGAAGGATCTCGATGTGGCGAACACTGGCAGTGGCGTAACGCTCACCCATCTGTGTATATGGGTAAATTAAAAGCAGCTATATTAGATTGGAGTGGTACAACTGCAGATGCTCACGTTATTGCTCCCGCAAAAGTATTTAAAGATGTTTTTGAAAAACATAAAGTTCCTATATCAATGCAGGAAGCGCGGTTACCAATGGGATTAAGGAAAGACCTACATATTCAAAAAATATTAGAGATACCAGATGTAAAGAATAGATGGAGAGAGATAAAAGGGTATAATCCTACGGTTGAGGATGAAAAACTGTTATTTGCAGATTTTGTGCCAATGCAATTAGCATGTTTAAGTAACTACACTACTTTATTACCTGGTACAGTGGAAACAGTAAATACTCTTAAAAATGAATACAAACTTAAAATCGGTAGTACGACGGGCTTTACTAAAGTCATGGTGGATATTTTATTAAAGGATGCTGAGCAGCAGGGTTACACACCGGATTTTAGTGTTGCGGGTGATGAGGTTGAAAATGATATGGGATTTAGGCCAGCCCCTTTTATGATATATAAAAATTTAGTAAATTTAGGTGTATTTCCCATACAATCTGTTATTAAAGTAGATGATACTATAGGTGGTGTTGGTGAAGGACTAAGTGCTGGATGTTGGTCTGTGGGTATATGTGGTTTAAGTAACTATACGGATATAGATTCAATAGAAGAATGGGACCAACTGTCTGATGCAGAAAAAACACAACGTGTCGATCGATCGAGAGAGATATTGCTAACAAGTGGTGCGCATTATGTGGTTGACTATATTACTGATTTGCCTGATGTAGTTAATGATATTAATAATAGACTAAGTAATGGTGAAAAACCTTAAATATATATAAAGAAACTATGATTTCCTTCTAGAAATATATCCCTGGAAACTTTAAAATGAGATATAGAGATTATCTAATAACTTTGTCAATTCATCATATTGCCCTTTATTCTTGCTTAAATCATATGTTTTATTTTCTTTGAACATATTATTCTGTATAAGTATCTTCATCTAAATTTTAAAATAGTCGGTTGTTTGTTTTCAATTCATGTATACTTACCCTATCCATAAATCATAGCTTTTGTAAATAATCACACCAGAATTTAATACTTCCACCAGTATAGACACCTATTTCCAGTAGTGTAATGGTAAATAACTATGAATTCCATTTTTATCTGTTTTATTATTATTTAGTTTAAAGTTCCAGGGAGGCGAGAAGAATTAAGTATACAAAGGGCGAGAGTAGTAGATAATTTACCATAAATACTCGTGGCTTAATATTTTGGCATTATAAAATCCCTTACTTTTTATTTTTTCTTTTTCAATAGCTTTTTGACGATATTTTATTCCTGAGTGTCTTGAATAATAGTTTTGCATACGCTTTCTAGAGTCATGATTTTTACTTTTATATAGTTGTAATGGTGTCCGATCTTTATATTGCTGATATCTTTGATCGCCAAAATGTATTTTTCTTATTTTATGTGTCATTTTATTTTTAACATAAGCCGTATATTTTTTTGGAAAAGGTCCCTTTGAAAATCTTATTATTTTCTCATTCATTATATATTTTCGTTATACTTTTTCTAAAAATATCTGGATTAATTAGTTATATTCTCAAAAGTATCATGTTGGTTTTCTATGGAACCTATATGATGAGAATGAGGCATATTATTATTTTTTTCTCGTAATTCTCCGTAAAATATTATTATTCTAACTATAAAAAAGAGCCACAGATAACACACTAGTCGCTGTATACAGATGATAAAAAACACATATGTATGACTACTGCACATTATTGAGTATAAGGTCCGTTTAATTCTAGCAAATACCGGTTCCTTATATATGATTTTACGATTACATAAGAGACAAGTGCTTTTGTAATCGATCCAGCGTGCAATGCAATCTTGATGCACTTTATACCTACAATCACATATTTTATATACATAAACTGTGAAGTCCTTACTAACTTGATCTCCTATTGAGTATTCTAAACATATCAGACAAATATTACTATCATCTAACAGCATCTTAATATATAATACATATTAATTTTTAACACTTAATTTTTGATTGTTTGGCAATATTTTTAATAATCTTATTTTCACCAGTTGTTTCATTAAAAGAACTTGTTACAGCTCGAACCAAATGTATCCATCCTTCTTTTCCTTTGTCACTTTGTTGCCAACCAGGATTATTAATTTCCCATTCTTTAATACATTGCCGTTGTTTGTAGGCTAGATCATTAATTGCACTTTTTAATTTATTCTTAGACTCATCATCTTTCTCCCACTCATTATTTTCTTTTATATACAATATTTCTCTCTTCACATCCGTACAATGTATAGGTCGCTTATGAGAAGCGAGGTCTTTAAGTCCATTAACAAATATATTCTGGACACCAGCACATATTCCATATTTAGTTGTATGATCGAGGTCTTCCATTTGAATTTCAAGACTATTAATAAATTCGCTTATATTCAAAGCGTCTTTGCATTTTTCATTGAGAAATACTTGTAAATTGAGTGTATTGTTGAGAGTATCACCTATTTTAGGTATCATCTCTCCAATTTGTTCTTGCTGTTTGATAATCATATGCCTTAATTCTTTATTTTCCTCAATAGAATTAAGTAACAGACCCTTCAAATCTGTTATAGTATGATTTTCTACTTTAGCTAATACCATATTGTCGCTATCTACATCCGATGAACATATAATTGTGTCGCCTTCTACACAATTTTTTTTGTGGCGATAATAACCGCTTTCAGATTCATATATACTTCCACAACAACACTTCCACTGTTTTCCATATACCTTGGAACATAACCGTAAATGTTTTTTAGTTTTTAAATGTTTATTGAAATTACTCCTATCAGCCGTACTATAATAACAACTAACACATTTATAAGCCTTCGACATTATATATAAGTAACTAAATGTTTTTAAGTTTTGTTTAAAAAGTACCATTCGAGCATGTGGGACAATATTCATGTATATCAAATGGGGTGCCTTGAATACCTAGGCGATATATTGCCTGGTAGTTTACTAGTACTTTTTACTGACCGCCTTACTGGGATTGATTTAAGCTCTCATCGCATAAATATTAATTATCACGTACACACCATTATAAGTAAGACACTCAGGTCGATTAAAATGACGAAAACTCGACTAGTACTTTTTACTGACCAGACTGACCGTCCAAAATTGGTCTAAAAAGCTCTGAAGGCCTACACTATTGAGAGTAATTTTACAAAGTACGATACTACATAAATGTAGAGAGCATGTCATGTTTTTCAAAAAGCCAAAAGGCGTTTTCACAGAATTGGACAATTTAAAAATGTCCTATTCCCAAATCTCACATGGGTTTGAAAACACCTATAATTTAGTCTTTTACCTAGACAAACCTAGACAATGTCATATGTATTATATATAGTATACTACATATTTCTAGACTGAATCGGTCGTCCTTTAATATTGTTTTTAAAAAACTACCAAGCTAACTCCTACACTTATGTCCTCAATATATTGTTAATATTTATACATAACACCTTCATTGTCAAGAGCAACAAATTGCCTAGTACTTTTACTGACCAAATACTGACCAATACTGACCGTGAGACTGAAACGTCTTTTTTGCATCTCAGCGCGATTCCGACATTTTATGAATTTGTTAGCAAATTTGGTTAGGACGAAAAAAGACAGATTTTGCCTGGTACTTTTTCCCAAAAAAGTACCAGGCAGACTGACCGTCCAAAATTAGTCTAAAAGGGCATGAAGGCCTACACTATTGAGAGTAATTTTACAAAGTACGATATTACATAAATGTAGAGAGCAGGTCATGTTTTTCAAAAAGCCAAAAGGCGTTTTCACAGAATTGGACAATTTAAAAATGTCCTATTCCCAAATCTCACATGGGTTTGAAAACACCTATAATTGGTAACTTTACTTACATTATTCCTTACCGGCAAAAAATATGCTGATTGTTGTTTACAAGTATGTAAATAAATATTATGTGATATCAATCTACATAGATTTATAATAAGGTATATATCACAAAAACAAAGTATTACGCGATATATTCCTAATTATTATAAGTATATGCGTATAAATAATATAATAAATTTTTATTAATAATTTATATGAATGATCTTGCAGTTGCAGATATATCTATGGTATGTAGCAAACATGAAATTACGTTAACTAGAAATAAAGTAGAAAATGTATTTTCAATATATTTTCGTTGTCATAATCCTAATAAAAATATAATTCCGTTGATTAATTATAATCTTTTTCCATTAATGGGAGAATTAAATGCGGATATAATTGAAAAAGTAGAGATTAAACATCCAATTTCAATAGATGAAAGAGAAATATTGTTTTTATTTAAAAGATTTGCTAGCGAATTAGGAATTTCAAGAAAATATCTATATATTAAAACAGTTGCTACAGTGACGGATAATCATATAGCTTTTACAAGTGCAAGCATACCTTGTAAGAATCCTGAAAATTATGAAGCTATAACAAGTAATTTTGCTAATTTACATATTACAATTCTTAATGAGAATACTATCGACGTAAACTATTCTTTTAAGATGGATATACATGAGGATTTACCAATTTATATGGAAAATATGATGGGGCTCTTAATGAAGAAAGTTTTTTATAGATTTAAAAACTTTATAGAAAATATTAAATAATATTATATGCTATCAAAAATATTATTTTTAGTTATATCTCTCAATATTTTAATAACAGAATCTATTAAATATTTTTTTACTAATAATTATGAAAACTATATTATTAATATCGCTGACCGGCTAGCAAAGGAAAATATTTTTTATATAAAAATGTTTCAAGCTATTTCAACTAATACTAATTTATTAACAAGCGAATTAATGGCCCATTTATCAAAATATACTGATCACGTCCCTTATACGCAAGACGAAATTAATGAAAATTTATTACAAGAAATTAATGATTCACGTTTACAGATATTATCTAATACACCCATTAATTCTGGAACCGTTGCCCTAGTATTTGCTGGAGATCTAGACGGAAATCCCGTAATTATAAAACTTATTAGAAAAAATATTAGAATGCGCTTATTAACTGCTTTAGAAAATATGCAGTTTATACTTTTATTTCTGTCTTATCTACCATGTGTGAAACATCTATATATTATTGAAGTATTTGAAGAGAATCGAACATTAATGTTGAATCAACTTGATTTTACCAAAGAAGTTAGATGGATTGAAACTATTGGAGAAATAAATAAAAATATTGATCACTTTGTAATACCACGGGTATATAAAGAATATACGGAACTTAACAAAAATGTTATAGTAATGGAACGCCTCTGGGGTGATACTATAAGAACGATTTCACCCGATGATATGGACGATTATTGTTTGCTGATAGCAAAATTTGGACTCAAATCTATTCTATATAATAGAATGTATCACGCAGATTTCCATTCGGGAAATATGATATTTATCAAGAGCAACAGTGGCGAGAAAAGATTGGGCATTATTGATTATGGAATAATTGGCGAAATTACGAAGTACGAACAAAACTATTTTTATGAGTTTTTTAAAAAATTATTTGGAGATAATGTAAATAGTTTTGATGTCGCAATGTGCTTATTAGATAATTTGGTTGAACCCAAAGAACTGCTTAACACAATCCAACCAGCTATTTTAGCGAAAAAACTAACCCCTATCATTGAAGAAGGACTTTATATAGAAAAAACACTCGGGCCCCGAGAATTATATTATATAAATAAAGAACTAGCAAATTATGATCTTAAACTTGCTCGACATTTTTGTAAAATAGGAATTTCCTTAGCCATATCCGACAGTGTATGTAAAAAATTATCAATTAATAAACCATATATTGACCATATTAAAAGCGCTATGAAAAGTATATTCCCTTCGACAATGTTAGATTATTGATTCCTTTTTATATTAATATAATATAATGTTTCCACGTACTGTCTTAACTAAAAAAAAAGAAATAATAACTATAACAGATATCGCATGGTCCAAAATAAAAGATATAATAAATAATTCTGATTCCAAAGGTCTTCTCTTTGCCGTAACAAGCGGTGGATGTAACGGATTTAATTATTCCTTTGACTCCATTCCAGACAATAAATTAGATGATTTATTGAAATTAAAACCAACAATAATACAACGGGATCATATGAAAGTTTTTATAGATCCGTTGGCTGAAATGTATTTAATAGGAACAAAAATAGATTATATAAAAGAGGATTATAATAAGGATATTTTTGAAAGCAAATTTGTATTCCTTATTAATAAGGATCTCGGCTCCCAATGTGGGTGTGGTGTATCCTTTACACCCAAATCTACCTAACTTATAGAGAGAAAATTGAAATAAAGTCTTCCTCCTTTATTATAACTAATATGAACTTTATACTTATTGATGGGAGCTATTTTATATTTTATAGATATTATGCGTTGCATGCATGGTGGAAACTAGCAAAGCCAGACACAGATTTAAATGTACCAATAGATAATTCTGAGTTTGTGGAGAAGTATAGAAAGACTTTTGTGGATAAAATAGGAGAGATAGAGAAGAAACTAAAGATTAAATCGTCGATTAAAATGGTGGCTAAGGATTGTAGTAGGAAAGATATTTGGCGTAATAAACATTTTGAAAAATATAAGGGACATCGTGTTGATGATGATGACTTTCAGGGTGGCCCATTCTTTGCCATGGCTTATAATGATAATTTATTTGGCCATCCTGTTTTAGAATATCCAGAATTGGAAGCCGATGATTGCATTGCAATCACCACAAATCATATTTTGAATACTTATCCGACGGCAACAGTGTGGATAATAGCAAATGATATGGATTATTTGCAATTAGCAGGAGAACGAGTGAAGATATATAATTTAAAGTATAAGGACATAACAACTTCTAAAAATTGTACAGGTGATGCCAATAGGGATTTGTTTTGTAAAATTATAATTGGAGATAAGAGCGATAATATTCCAGGCGTTTTTAAAAAATGTGGAATAAAAACAGCTCTTAAGATGTACCATGATAAAGAAATATTTCTAGAAAAACTTCATAAAACTCCAAATGCGATAGAGATTTATGAGAGAAACAAGAAAATTATTGATTTTAATGAGATACCAAAAGAGTTGGTATTAGGTTTTAGGAAAACATGCTTAAAACTCTAAGATATAGTTATTATTATGGATAGCCTATCAGCTATTTTTAAAATGAAAATTTTTATAGCGGGAAAATCAAGAAATTGTACTGAATTATATAAGGCTTTTAATATAAATAAAATAACTATTATTAATACGCACCCAGCTAGACCCACGTCTATTATTTACAGACCACATATGGATCATATTGATACTAGAATTATAATGGAGGCCATAGAAAATCCTAATATGTGGTTTATAATATTCGATACACTCTGTTGCGCTATTCTCGTACCGGAGGCTTCTTTACGCAAGTTTAATTTTTTTGACGCCTTTATTCGTGCGTTGCCCTTGCAACAACCGCCTGAAAAAAACCATTTAAGATTTGCTAATGGAGCTCATATATATATATTAAATCTTGCTAATGAACCCTTCACCCAAATTATGTATTATTCCTCCGTTGAATCAATAGCTCACACCTTCGAGATTATTTATTCTAAAAAATTATGCGAGATACCCCCACTCTATAATTTTTTAGACTACCATTTAATAGAAGCCTTAAGTGGTATAAAAAATTTAGAAATTAGCGACACATCTTAGTTACTCAGCGTATTTTTCGCCATAAGGCTGTAAAAGATAATAATCTTACCTATTCTGGGTGCGCGCTGAGTTGCGAGAGTATCCACCCGCTCACGCCAATAGGAAAATAACCTAGACCCGAGAAACGTCGGGTTTTAACTCTTGTTCTTCTAGCTTGCCTAGATTCCTTGGGTTTCTTCGTGTTTTTCTAACAAAATTTGCTTATCATATATATTTTAGAAAACTTCTTTGGTATTAATACAATTTAGAAGGATCTCGGACGTTGACTAATAGGAGTGTAGTCCGATTTTGTTTCCTCCTGATCCCTTTTTTTCTTCTCGTAGGCTAGCATCGCGGTTTGAGCCTGTTTAGAGCCCTTACCCGATCGAATGAATGTTCTGTCGCGTCTCGCACGGGTTTCATATGAACTTTCTTGTGGCGCAGGGTTAATCGCTGAGGATGATCTTGATCTTGATCTTGATGAGGACCGTCCAAATAATTTTTTAAAGCATCCACCTTTTATTGCTGTTCTTCTCCTATATTTCCTTATTTTTCTCCGTGTTTTTCTCAGTGTTTTTCTCCGATATTTACGTTTCATATATATTACTCTAATATTGTAATAAAATTGATTCATTAAATATTAGAAGTATTTAAAGAACCCACAACAATGACTCAGATAAGGACTGCAATTTTCAAATTTACTCGTGACCAAAGTAACGGCCTGAGTGAGTCGGACCAGAATACTGACGATTATTGCGAGATGACAGTAGTAGTTGAGGAGAAACGATATGGCGGCCCGACGCCAGACGCAGGTAAGGTCGTGTATGATTTGAGCTACAGATATCGTTATCTGGGACAAGCAAATAAGTTCTATAATCCGTTTTATACACACTTTCCAGACCACTTGGGTGAGGAAAGCTTGGGTTATGGGAGTAAGGGAGAACTTATCGTTAAAAATACACTTAGTGAGCGTTTGGTAGAGTTTCTACTTATGTCTTTTGTGGAAATGGCGCCTCTAACAGGTTTCACTCAACCCGAAGATTATAAAATTCATGTTTTACATATGATTGGGCTTATTTGGGACTAATATAAAAAGAATATATTATATTATATGGCTCAAGAAGTATATAAGTTGCCACAGTTACTGTCCTATATGAAGCGTACACTGGTCGATATATATAGCATAATACGGATCTATGATAGCTGTACAATTAGCTATAAAAATAATACAAAGGAGATCCCTGTGATAAAAGATATTTTTAAAGCCGTGGGAGAATCAGTACTTCAAATAAATTGTATGATTAAAAATAACAAAATTAGTATAAACGTATTGGAAATATATCCATTTATAGCACCTTATGTAACTGTAAATGATATTGATTATCTTAATTTTTTAATATGGCCTTTACTAGAAGCTGAACATATTAGATTAAAGGGTAGGCTTACATGTTTACATTGTGAATCGATGCTTCAAAGTCATAATTGGTGTCCTGGCCTACATTTAATTAATATTTTAAAGGAGATAGAAGATAATATAGGAATCCAACAACGGCTAACAGAACGTTTCTATGTAGATAAGATTCGACAAGAGCTTCCTCTAGAAATTTGTTATATAATTAAGGATTATTTATAGTGCCTTTTTTCGGGTTCGTCGGCCACCTCTTCTCTCTCTGGCGGTGAAAGATCGAGTAGGTCTATCACTAGATTCATCGTGTACTCTGTAAGGATATGGGTGAGGAGGGTATGTGGTAACTGGTGTTGGATAACCATAAGGATCACGTCCGTAAGGATCACGTCCGTAAGGATCACGTCCGTAAGGATCACGTCCATAAGGATCACGACGGTAAGGATCACGTCCATAAGGATCACGACGGTGAGGATCACGTCCGACCCGCCTTCTTGAATAAAGATCGCCGGCGCTACGAGGACGTGTCGACGCCCGGTTTTGTTGAGGAGTTGTATATCCAGTTTGGTCGGATGTATACATGGCCGGCATAAGTGTTTCGGGGGTTTCTTCGGGTTCGTCAATGGTTTGGGAAATAATATTAAATATAGCTCCAGCTTCATCTTTTATTTTTTTCTTTTTCTCTTTACAGTTCGCTTGAAATCTGCGCTTAGCAGTAACTGTTTTTTTCGAAAGGGTTACATTTACTGTGAGATAATAGACATAGTATGGAGTTCCCTTGCGTTCACGTCTTTTTGCGCGAAAGTCTTCCATTTTATAGCTATTCTTAACTATGAAGTATGGACGTTTTTTAATATAGAGACGTCCCTTAGAAGGAAATAATAAACTCAAAAGAAAATTTATATTTTTGGCTGTAGTCCCATCATTGATAGCTTCATTTATGGTTTTCCGCTGTGTTGAACTATGTTTTAGTTTATAACGTATGACCTTATCAAGATCTGTAGGAGACATAAATACTTTTAAATAATTTGTGCCCATATTAACTGCTTTAATATCATTTTTTGTAATACTGACAGTGGGAATGAAGTAAATATGTTTTTTTTTGATTTTTGGATTCGTCATATTTGGCTGATATGGATATAGGCGGTGTCCTGGTAATGAAATAGCGCCAGATAAGTTAAGCTTAATATGTATGGTATTTGCAGTGATAGATGCCATAATCTTATATTATACAAATATTATTTGTTATTTTGCATATTATTAAACAGGTGTAGTTGAGATATCCGTTGGTTATGTTTTCTTGCCTTTGTCAAAATCTCTACAGCATTATCTATTTCTTTTTGAGAAACATAACTATCCTTATTAGTATCTAAAACTGTGTGTAATTTTTTATATTTCTCGGGTAAAACACATAATTTACTTTTTTCATTAAAGGCATAATCAGCTAAAATTATAAAAGCTGCAGTCATTCCTAGTGATAATAATAGGTTTTGTGTACCCATAAATACCATAGCAAATATCAATATTTCTCGACCGATAGCATGTCGTATGTAGGCCTCCTGAGATTTGCTGAAATTGAATTCAATATACTTCGATCCAATATTTACAGTAATCATAGCTAAACCGGCTAAAAATTTGCTACTGTTTAATGTTTGTAAATGTTGTTTAAATATATCTATCATCTTATAAATATTATAGATTAAAATATCTGTTGAGAGGGGTTTTATAAGAATTTATAAAGTCGGCGATATTATCTTTATATCCTCGACTATATCTTATATTTTGACGCAAATTTTCACGAAAAGGCGTTGTAAATTCTTCCTTATATGTAGAGCTGGTGAATAATATAAAGGAAAAAAGTAATATTAGCAAGACTATATATTTCATATATAATATTGCTATATTTAAGTCATCCCACTCACCCTTGGTTTGAATCTTTAGGACGCATATTTTCTTCAGTTACAATACGTTCTTCCTGACTATCTTGTGAATTGATGATAGAAAACTCACATACTGGATCACATGGATTACATGTACGTTCTTTTTCGGATGAGGTATGTAGAGGGAAATCTAGTTCTGGAAGTTGATTTTTAATTTGATTTAATTTTACAACGGCCCCTGAATCGTTGACAAGTTCACCCCATCCACCACCGACTTTTGGGTTGCAATGGCTCTTAATAAAGTCCGTTTTAAGCGTAGTTTGTTCTTGTTCGAGCGTACTTGTCAGATTATCGCCAGACACTCCTCTTCTGTTACTCATACCTTCTGAATCAGAATCTGATATTATGATAAAGGCTAACACGCCTAAAAGTCCCGCTACTGTACTTTTTAAAGATAGCAGGATGATGACTATTAGAAAAATAAATCCTGGTCCAGTTTTACTAAATAGTTTAATATAAGTGAATTTGCTGTATAGTAGAAATAATAAAATAAAAGCTAAAACAAGCTCGAAGGCGTATTTCATGCTATATAAATAAACTATATATTTTTTAGAGAGTATTATAAAAAAAAAAAATATCTTAATTTTTTATAGGATGCACCCTTTAGGCTTTTCAGCAATTGAGAATAATATTAATGAGGGAATGACCACTATAGAAGAAAAAAAACGTAACCGGGAGCAGGGAACCCGAAAGAATCGCTCGAATCAGCGTGTATCAAATATGATAGACATGATAAATACTGGTCTTAATACTTCGGAAGCGTCGTCCGACGATAATGATGATCTAGGCGAATTTAATCCGCCTCCGGCGCCTGTCCCGGGTGCTGAATCGTCGAGCCCTAATATAGGGTATCCAGCAGGAGCAGTACAGCCCACTAGCCTTCCATCTGGGGGGGGAAAGGGGACAGCAAGGCCATATGCGCCCCAATCTAGTCAGCAAACTGATGCGGCGGTGGCACCGGAAGCCTTTAGTGATTTACAGAGTAATTCTGCACAACAATACTATAATCAATGGGCCCCCTCCTATAATAGGATGAGTGATCCAGCAACGCCTAATAATGAATTATTACAAAAATTAGACCATGTAATACATTTATTAGAAACAGAGCAAGATGAAAAAACCGGACACGTAACAGAAGAAATAATATTATACACATTTTTAGGAGTATTTATGATATTTATTGTAGATTCCTTTGCCCGAGTGGGGAAATATGTAAGGTAAAGGAAACCAAGGTAAAGGAAACCAAGGTTTCCTTTTAATCCTTCCTTTTTGTATTTACCCGGTTTTGCTACCTATTCACCCTGTTGCCGGTTTTGCTACCTATTTACCCTGTTGCCGGTTTTGCTACCTATTTTTGTTTTAACTTTTTTTTTAAAAGTAAAGATTTAGGAATTTTTAATAAATAATTAAAGTATCTTTAGGCGCCAAGGGGTGTAGGGCATAATTATATAAAAAAAAAGCAGTAGGACTTACAAAATGCGATTTTGTATTAATTAGAATATTTTGAATGATAGTATCATTATTAGAAATATTTTCTATCAAAATTTGAGTAGCTCCAATTTTTTCTTTCAGTTTATGTAGAGCGGATGAGAATCCTGCTATAAATATTTCTTTGAAATAACAATCAGATATAGATGCGATGCACTCGAGAGCAATATTTTTATGATAGGATAAGGTAGGATTTTTAAAAATATAGAGAGCAATAAGTTTACCATTCTCCGTAATTCCATATAAGAACATATTTTCTGTATTAAGGAGAGAGACTAAATTACCAATATCTGGAACGATAATACATTTATATTTGCTTTTTTGTAGGTAAATATACTCGGTAAGAAGATTTAAATTACTATCGTTAATATCTACAAGCGTTAGAGATGCATTTGGTAGTGGTTCGAGAGGAATATCCGAAATACTAAATTTATAGGTATCATAAACAACTAGTGGTCCAATGCCTGTTAGCTCTCCTTCTCTTTTAAATAGACATACTGAGATTTTTTTATTAGTATGTCGTTGGTTGTATTCATGCGTTTGAATTAATTTGGGCGCTATACCTTTTTTACGATAGCTACTATGTACACATAAGTAATCAATATAATATACACAAAACGTTGGCTTATTATGTAGTGTAATATTTAATGGTCGTCCAGTAATAAGCCCTAATAATTCCTTAGAATTAATTGGGGCATCGATTTTGTTGGCCTCTAGGAGAAGAGTCGGTTTTTCATATAGAGATATAAAACAAGGCTCTGTAAATCCTTGAAAATATGGTAAAAAGTTTTCTAATTCTGGGTAATAATGTGCATTATTATTATTTAAATAATAATATTGAATAAAATTTACACATTTTTGTAATTGGAGACTGGTAATCTCATTGAATTTATAGGATGTTATATGGTAAAAATCGCAAAATTTATTTACTAAAGGAAGGTCGTGCCGAATTATGCCAGGAGGGTCAATCCAATAGAGTATATTATAAAAATGAAAGACAGGCTGAATGCTCCAGAAGGGAAATTTGATTTTTACATATAACATAAAGATGATATATGCTATAACTATCGCTGTTATAATTAATTGGATAATCATATTAGCATTTGCAAATAAAAATAATAATATAAAATAACTTAAAAAACTTAATTTTAATAGCTATACTGTATATGTTACTAGCTTGCCTTATTTGGGGATATTTGTTTCACTATGTCCTTGGCCTGCCAGACTCCTGTAATAATTTTTCTTTAATGAGCTACAATGTTCATGGCTTACCACGGTTTATGACCCTTGATCCGACATATGAGCGAATAGATAATATTTCCAAAAATATTATACCATATGAGTTTGATATTTTAAATTTTCAGGAGGATTGGACTAATTTAGGTAACTCTATTATACTCAATAATTTACCCGAATATAACTTCTCATATCGTTTAAATGAGTTCGATCACGAATATAGTATGTTTGGGTCAGGGCTTTTACAATTATCCAAGCTTCAGCCTACTAATGTTCAAGAAGAAGTATTTAAAAAACATTATGGATATGATGATATTTGGGCAAATAAAGGATTTCAAGTGATACACTTACCTGATTTTGATATATATAATACACATCTTGATGCGGGAACACAGCACGGTGATCAGCAAGCTCGTGCGGATAATCTAGATCAATTAACTGTATTTATCAAAACATGGTCAATAGATCGTGCAATTATTATTGGAGGTGATACAAATTTATATAATAATACAATTGATAATCTCAGTTATGATAATATTATTTCAGAATTAAATTTAACTGAAATTACAGAGAGAAGCAAAATAGATAAATTTTTCTATCGTAATGGTATTAATGTTAATATAGAACCAATTTTCGTTAAAATAGATGATTTTAATAATTTATCAGATCATAAAATGATATCTGCAGATTTTAATATTTGTACACCTTACTGATCAGAATAATAACATAAATAAATGATTTATTATATATATATATATATGCTACATCACATACAATTTACGTACTTGCACTACATAATAATAAGTATTATGTTGGGCAAAGTACAAATGTGTACAGGACGCTAAGATACCATTTTAATCATTGGGTAGATAATGAACTATTATCCTCTGAATGGGTAAAAAAATACACACCATATCGGATAGAAAAACTGGTTCGTAATTGTCAACCGCATGAGTTAGACTACTATACTGTTCATTATATGAAACAATATGGTATTGATAATGTCCGTGGTGGAACATATAGCCGTATTAAGTTAAGCCTAGCGGATCGAATGATTATTGAAAGAGAAATGAGAACAGAAGGAGAGAACGCACGACAAATAATGTATATTTGAAGTTCAAAGATGTAAAGGGTGCTAGTTCGGCCGATACAATACATACATATATTGGTTATCATATTGACAGGTTGCCATATCTATTTTAGCTAAAAGATTGAAACCAACATCCTTTGCCTGACTAATAATATCTGATTGAGTAGGCATATAAAGTTTATGTTCATTCTTTCGTACTTTACCCTTAGGGTGGGTCCAAACAAATTTTTCCTCAAAGATAGCCTCTGGCACAGGATTTTTCCAATCATTAGGAAAAACCTTAAAGTTTGATCTATATTCAAAATTATCAAATTGTACTACACTATTGGTAATGCGTTCTTTAGCATACTTTTGTGCTGAGATAATAGATAATGGGTCGCCTGCTGGTAATATGGGATCAAATGTTTTTCTGTCTACTAGATGTAATATTAAATAACCACCGGGCACTAGCCAATTATAACAGTTTTGAAAGAAAAGTGTTTTATTTTTGATATAATAAATAGTAAAATACAAACATGTAATATGTGTGAGACTACCCTGTGAATATGCTATACTAGACAACACATTTCCAACTTGAAAACCAAGATCAGGGTAATTTTGTTGGGCCTGTTTAATCATAGCTTCAGAAATATCTACTCCAGTAGAAGGCCATCCATTTTTAACAAATGCATTAACATGATGGCCAGTCCCACAACCAACATCTAGTATGGAACTTGAGGCACTAGGTTTCGTTATTTCGCGAATCTGACTAACTTCAAAGTCATTCTTAATAGGAGAATATACTAAATCATCATAAATGGATGTATAGAAGGGATCGAATATAGTTTTACCTCTGCGAGTTTCAAATGATTTTTTGTCTGTGAGACCTTCCTGAACTGAGGATTTCTGGCCTATGTTAAGAATAATGATACATACAAGAAGTATAACTAAAATCATGGTTAATTTTTGCCATTGCGAACTTTTTTTTAAGCATCTTATAATATTTTGATAATAATTTCTAGTCATATGTATTATTATTATATTTTTTGTGTATAATAATAAATATATGAACGATACCGAAATAAATGATGTAAGGAATATACGGGATTTTAAAGGAATATCCTTTTCAGGCTATAAAAAAACTAAAGTTAAAAGCGAACTTCTAAATTGCATAATAAATGCTAAAGTTGAGTCTGCATGTCACTGGACTGCCGAATTGATATGTAGTGGGCACTACCAAGATATTTGGGATATAATTCTGTTATATATAGGTAAATGTATACATTTAGGCAATCCTAAATTACCGATCTATATCGATATGCGCTTTAACGATTTTAAAAAAATTGCTAGTAACGGCTTTATGCTAGATGAACTGAGGATGCGTAATAATAATAAAATTAGAAATATATTTACTGAAATAATATGTATTTTATGCTTTTCGCGAAAAAAACACACATTCGAGAGTATAAAAATAAAGAAAATAGAAGAATTTGATATAACTCGCATGACTAATAGGTTAAGAGCACCAACAATAACATATGCATCCGTAGTATTTAAAAAAGACGATCCAAAAGAATTATTTATAGCCATAAATGAGTTTGCGTATCATATATCTAGGGAATCAAAAAATATGGTCTCAGCATGTTACTGGTTAGAATGGTTAATAGAATTTGAAGTAATTTGTAAAAAACGCAAAGATAAATGTTTATGTGAAAGAAGAACATTTGCACCAGTGTTAGATAAGTATCAAATGGATATTATCTGGATTGTATGGGATTTACTGCTTTATGAAGCAAAAAAATCTGGAAAAGAATTACTAAATAAAATAATGTCCTCTATATTGAATATTTTTAGTATAAGATACACTAGTGGTATTAAAAAACGTAGAAAATTTTTGTTATATTTTGCTATATCATTGGTTACAGAAGTAATCAATTATGATATGGATATTATACAAAATAAAGAAGCTATTACGCAAATCATGTCGAAAATTTCATTAATTTATAAAGAAATAAAAAAGAACGAACAGACTCCCCAAACAGATTATTTATTCTATAATACTAAAAAGAATAATTTGGAGAGAACAGTGGAAAAATTAGACGTAATCAACAATATGGCGAATATTATACCTAGAAAAATTATAAATACTAAAATTTAGTATTAACTGCGCCCACACTAATTATTTTAAATCTATAATTTATGTAATGGAACAGTTTGAAAAAAAAATAGAAGATATTGATACAAAATTAGATTTAATTTTAGAACTATTAAATAGTAATAAATCGTCCTGTAAAAAAATGGGAGATCATATAGATTTTATAGAAAAAGTATATGAAAATGTTAAAAATCCATTGGGTTTTATTTGTAATAAAGTATCTTATCTTACACAAGGAGAAAAAAAAAACCCCCTTCCTAGCATTAAAATAAGAAAAGAAGACAATATAGATGAAGATATTATAGAAGATGACTACTATAGGTGGTAATATATAATATACATATCATATATGCCCCCTAAAAGAACGAGAGCGAAAAAAAGAAATCGAAAGCGCAGCGTAACTGTCCCGTACTTGGGTGCCGACGTTCATGTTGATCTCGACCCTTACGACTGGATTCTCCCAAACCAAAAACGCAGCGTAACTGTCCCGAACTTGGGTGCCGACGTTCAGGTTGATCTCGACCCTTACGACTGGATTATCCCAAACCAAAAACGACCACCACTTGTGTGGATGCCTCACTCGGAGGAGCCACCAATTAACGTAGAGGACTCTGTTAATATGGATTCACCACCTTCTTCTACGCGTAACTATTCGTCGTCCTCAAGGAAAAGTAAATCCCAACGAACCGGAGGTAAAAGGCGCAGAACACGGGGGGGTAAACGTCGTCGTCGATCACGAGCCCGAAGATAATTATCTCTCCATAATTTTAAAAGTAATATTATTATCTTGTTCATACAGTGGGGAAGATTTAATACTTATAATGTGTGTGTTATGTTCAAGCGTCGTTAACTCTGTACCTTTACCCTTAAACTCCTTATATATAAATCTTCGTGTTATTTGTAAAATAATAGATCCGTTAATATGATTGATAAGTTGAAATATTTTCAAAATTCCACCTGTTACACCTATAACTTCAATCATAGAAGATCTATCTAATGTCTTATATAACCAATAATCCGATAATGCTGATATAAACAGGGAATTAGTAATTATTAAAGACCAATGGAAGACAGTTTCGAAATATTTTTTTTTAACGGGACTTACATCTAATAGTTGTATTTTAGAGTAGTCGATAAATAGGTCCTCATAATATAAGGGCTTCATATTTGCAAATGTAACGAGAACGGGAAAATTCCAAAAAATAATAAAGAAGATAAAGAAAATAACCAAGGGCAAATAGAAAAAATTATATAATTCATCAATTGTTAATAAACTAGATAAAGCAACTAGTGGTAACAATACCCGTCTAATCTCGTATCGTTTATGATTGATGCTGACTGAAAAATGATTTTGAGGTATGCTCTCAATAAGATGATTTGTATGTGGGGATTTCCTAATTATGGGTAGACTCATATACAAATTAAAGAAAATTTCTTTATTTATTTAATTAATACGATAATAGAATAGCAATTGATAACCATTTTTGAAATTCCATAATATAGGGCTCTTATCATTGTAAATAGAGCCCTCGAAGGTCCAGTTCTTCGACCTATTTATTAATTCACGCCACTTATAAGTTCCGAGTCTACTAAAACTTAAACCGTCAAACCCATATTCTTTACCATCACAAGTAAGTAATGCACAAAAATGATTTCCACCAGTGTCTCTGATAGCGACAGAATCTAACTTGTAGGTTACAGATTTAGATTTAAATTTTAAGGTATATTCAAGTTGTTTGTGAGTGAACCGCCCGGAGTCTCCTGGTCCCTCTACACCGTCGTCGTGTATAATAAAAACTATTATGTCAGGTATTTGAGAAGATTTTTTCTTATTTATTCTAGCCTGGACCGATATTTGTTTAAAGTTATTATAATCGTACATTTGGTCGTCTCTAATTTTCTCTATGCGCAGCGGCTCAACCGCTAGATAGCTAAATATTCCTTCATAATAGCGCAGCGGATTGCCGGACTGACCTACCTTTGGTATATCCTTAACAATTCCGGTTTTTCTAGATCGTGCCGGGATAGAATTATGTATCATTTCAATAATAGTATTTGTATTCATTAACATGGCCAAAGATTTAACATTTGAAGACCCAGTAAGATTGTAGCTAGCCTCAATAGCCATATTAAGTAGGTAAAAGGCTTTATGTAAACGTGGAGTAATTTTTTTACCATTTGCAAATTTTCCCTCAATCATAAGTTGTCGAAAAAAACGAAAGAATTTTCGACCTTTATCACTAATGAAAAATATCATGAATAAAACATTAAACCAGCAATTTGAACGTATTTGTCTTGGCGCAACTACGTTAGTGGAAACGATATTAGATGATCTGGCTAAATTGTGAAGCAACACTGCTTGTGCCTTTTGTGTTGTAAAATTAAGACATATAGGTTTTTGGGAAGTGCCAATATTAACTTTAGGTATAGATGATTTTCGTAGAGTATTGTCAAGGTAATGGCTTCTTATTGGATCACATCCAAATAGGTCTTTTACATTTGGTGCGGCGGTCATGGTAATTAGACGTTTATTAATAGCAGGTGAAAAGGATTTTTGTTGAACAAGAATAGATCGTACCGTTTGGATCTCGTTTTGAGGGGTAATACTGGCAGGTATACCGTCTTGTAGACCGATCATGATCGCTCTACCAATAATAGCGTCATTTGGTGATGTATTATTTTTAACTAATAATGACTTTGCACTAGATTTACATAATCCAGTCCTTTTATTACGTCTTGTTCCGTTGGGACATCGACGCTGTTTATTAGCTATTTTTTTTGTAAGAATAAGTCGCCGACTTTTCTTGTCAGGAGATTTTGAAATCATATTGTATTGATATTTACTTGCAATTAAATTGTGCTTTGTGGGGCAAGTTGGTTCAGACATATATATAATATATATAAAATTCGTTAGAGGATAATAATATTCTACGATTATATATAATATGAGCGAAAATGAAGTTATTTCGAAAAGCCTAAGCATAGGAGCACCAGAATTTCTTCCTATTTCAGAAAATATGTCTTCAATTGGCACTATACCTAGTGGGTCAGTTAATTCAACACCAAAGACTGGCAAAAACTGGTCAAAAATATTACGATGGACGGCAATAATATTACTATTAGCATTTTTAGGTTTTAATATTTTTGTTGCTTTAGGTAAAGTTACAGGGGGGATTACAGAGGTTTTGAAACCTCTTTTATCTATATTTGGATATAATGTCGGAGAGACTACTAAACAAACCGTCAAAATGTCTAGTACGGGCACAAAAGGAGCAGTCGATACAGTTGCTACAACGGTTGAAAGTGGAATAGATGTGTTAGAGAAAGGCTTAACTGGAAAACAAAATAAAAAAGAGACAACTAATATTGCCTTAAAGGATGCTGGCCAGAAACAAAATAAACCACAGGAATTACCGCAACCAGACGAAGCTGGTAGTAGAACCCAATCCAATAAAGCGCTAGGAAAGGCTGGATTTTGTTACATAGGAGAAGATCGTGGATTTCGAAGTTGTATAAAGGTTAATGAAAGTGATGTATGTATGTCGGGAGATATATTTCCTACAAGAGCTGTGTGTGTAAATCCTAAATTAAGATTATGAAAATACTAAACCGTTGTTAAAGTTCCGATTTATACTACCAGCCTTCCCTCGAGGAAACCCACGCATACCAGGTTCCCAACACCGTTGGGGGAATTTGTTATCATTGCCCGAATATTTATATCTTTTAATAAAATTAGTTAATGGTACATTTCGGTCGTAGCATAAAACTTGCGGACGCCCCGGAACATCACTAGCAGTGGTTGAAGCACACATTATAAGGGGATTTTCACATTCAATAATAGTACCATCTGGGGTTCCTGGACCAACTCTTCCGGTTTGCTGTCGACAGGGTGGGTTTGGTCCAGCACATCCTCCAGTGTTAAAATTTGTATAAGTAGTACTTTGAGTGGCATAAGTTTGTTTAGTGCGAATATTTCCTCTGGCAAGTTGGGCATACCATTGTTTTTTTGTTGGCCTATTGAACTTGCGATTGTGTTTTAAAATTTCGGCCTTTCTGCGCATATTTAGATCTTCTAAACTGAATCCTTCATTATAATAACACTCTCCTGAATCACGGACCCATACACGTGGTGGGTCTGGTCCACCACAAATAGTCTGCTTCACTCGTGCCTCACATGTAGGACAGATGACGGATGGGTCGTCATTGGATACAGTGACGAGCGGTGTTATGCATTGGCAACAACTACGGCATCCCAGGTGACCCTCTCTGAGCTCCGCGCCCGTATGTGGACAGTAGCAACAGTTACGGTTCTTGACGCATTCGAGAATTGATGAATCACTCATTTATATTATAAATTTATAATATAAACATTACTAGAAAAATACTTTTTAGAAAAAAGTAAAACAAAAATTAGATTTTGGCAATACCTTTTTTAAAGGTATGAAGGAAACCTAGATTTCCTTTACCTTAAGGATTATATTCATCTGTATTACCAGCAAAATACCATCTAGAAGACAGATAATGTGGTTTGGCCTTTTCAATGGCACTATTACTATCCATCTTCAGATTAGGACCGGCATTGACAATTGTTTGAATCGTATTAACCGGAAGAGCATAACCAAAGTATCTAAGTTCTGACATATAACCAGAGAAACCACCATTCATAAGAGCATATACATCTCCGTAATTTTGAAATGGAACGTCGCCACCTGTACTTGTATCAAATACATGTCGGCGTACAACAGAACCATTTATATACACATCAAGCTTGTTACCGTCAAGGCGAATAATAACATTAACCCACTTATTAATAGGAATATCTTCAATTATAATAGAATTATTTGGATTATCGAATGTACTCATAATAATTTCTAAATTATTTACATGTGGGGTGATATATAGTCCTGGAGCATTGTTTGGACCACTTAGACCTATGGGGGGGGTAGTTAGGTTAACAGCATCGTTACCCTTATGGAATATATGTTTGTATTCGTTTTGTTTGTAAGTGAAATCATCTATAAAGATCCAGGTTGACCAGGTAAATTCCATACCATCTCGGCGATTAACAGATCGAAGAATTGGTACAGCACCATTGACTGATGGATCCTGTGGAAATAATAGCATCTGTTTGGCATCGACCATACCGTTTATTAGAGTTGGATTTGGAGAGGGGGAGAGAATCCATGATAAGAGGGAACTTCCTAAACGTAGAAATATTACAAATAATAACAATACTAAGAGTAGAAAAGCGAATTTAGCTACTAAACTATTGGAATCCAGAAACTCTTTGGTTCCTTGAACGTATTTATTGGATGAAAATTTATTAAAGCGCGATGGTGCTTCTGAACTACTACCAAATTGACTGTCCATATCTATATATTATACTAGAGATATTTTGATATTAATTTATATTTCAAAACTAGACTGTTCAACATTATCCTTTAAATATGAAATCTTAATCCTATATTTATTAAACAAGTTACCTAAAGTGCTTCCACCATAACCAGCCTTGTAAATATTATAAGCCTGTTGCGGATTTTTAGCTTCTGACCAGTATCTGATATTTGATGTCCATCCAGCAAATCCACCTTGTGGTGTAATATATATCGGGCTATCCGGATTAATTTTGGCAACCCCAGGTAAGACACACGTGCGTACTAATTTACCATCAATGTATACATCCAACGATCTTCCATATAAACTAGTAATAACGTTAACCCATTTTTGCAGGGGAACATTTCTTACGTCACAAGTATGTATTAATTCATTATTTTGACTGACACCGGTCGAAGCATCTTGTCCATAACATACGACCTTAATTTGTAGGTTATTTTCCAGAGCTCCTAAAGTGATAGATGGGCTCGGCGCCTTATTTTCATCCACACGGCCTAGAATAATTTTGGGCTCACCATATCTGTAATTCCAATCTTGAACATAAAACCAAACAGAATAACTGTAATTACTTGTATTATCATTTGATGGTAAATCACTGGGTGATATTTTTTGCATTTCAGTTGCGTCCGTTAAAGGTGTTAATTGTGAAGAGCCACCACTAAACCAGCTGACAATCCAGATTATCAGCAGAATGGCTACTATCACTATCAATACATTTTTCAGTAATCCCATAGTATAATATAGTATTAGAAATTTTCTAAATAAGAGTGGGATTTGTGTGCATTTTTAAGGAATTGTAAATCCAAGATATTGTGTCTTTTGATAAAATTTTATCATAATAAGTTACATTACAAATGCCCCCATGAATACCCGGACTTGCGCCGGAAGTGACTGTTTCGTATGTTAAAAATGGTGCTATCTCACCTTTTGATGCCACTAATTCATTATTTATAAAAACATCTAAAGTTCCACCGTCGTAATTTATAACAATATGGTTCCATTTTTGAAAAGGTAATTCACTTGTTTCATAAATAATTTCTTTAGTATCACCCTTTAATTGTACTTCAACACGTAATTTATTTTTCATTGCATTATAGAGAATATTCGGTTTGTTTCCATAATTTAATAGAGATGTGTAGCGCGTGTAAGCACCATTAGACGCGGGTGATTGAGGATTAAGCCAAACCCAGAATGATAATGAATAGTGATAATTATATGGATTTTCCTCAGTTGTAGTTTTATTAAGATCCTCAAACGATCCTAAAGTTGTCAATTTATTCGTGTAAATTGGGTCATTCAATAAATGAACCCCCTCATGGGTTATGACATACTTAAAGATATATGGGACAAGAAAACGTAAACTAATTAATATTATTTCTATAAGTAATACAATCCAAACGATTCTTGGTGTAATTTTATATTCATGTTTTATATATTGCACTAAATCTAAAAATAAACATGGAACATACAAAATTAAATCTATTAAAAAATTAATAATTCGCCCACCTGTTGCATTAGAATTATTTCTTAACCTGTCAATTTTAGGTTTTAAAAGGAGATATATTAAGCCAAGAGCTCCAACAATTATTAATATTGTTAAAAACCCAGTTAGAATTTTAGAGAGAATTGAGACATTACGTAGTAACCAGAAAATAATATATATTAGGACGATAAAGCCTATAATAAATCCTATAAATAATCCTATCTTAGCTAGAAATTGGCCTATACTGGGTGCGTCAGGAGTGTCTCCGAAAAATGTTAATCTTAATTGAATAAAATATATAGTTATCATAAAAAAGAATAGACATATTAGAGATAGTAGTGCATAATATCCACCATAATTAGTTACAAAATTTCCCGGATTTTTATTATAGATATAGACAGTAAGTATAATAAATAAACAACTTCCTATAACAGTTACTATCTCGGTACGACTATTTTTGATTGTTTCCCAAACACTAGGCATAATATAATAAAATATTAGAAAACTTTTTCATTGTTGATGCTAAAGAATCACATAGTTTCTAATGCTGTTTTCTCTCCATGACAATTTCTACACAAAGCAACCAGGTTGTCAACATGATTAGATCCTCCATGTTCTAGTCTAACTTTATGGTCAACTTCAAATGCTCCAGGTAACTGTTTATTACAATTCTTACAAGTCCAATTTTGTTGAGAAGCAACGAATTTTTTCTTTGTTTCGCTAACAGACCGTTTTGTACCAAATCCAGAGTTCATCATGCGTTTTTGTTGTGGGGTTGGACCGCCACCACCGGCTTGTTGACAGACTTCTGGAGAGAAGAAACTGGTATCAGTCATTTTAAATATGGGGGATAATAAATCTCCAGCATCTTTATCAATTGGTAAACAACTGATGATACCATTGGCATTCTTTAAAAGGGATCTGCCCTGATCTGGGTTTTTTTTAATAAATAAATAGAGAGATAGGCCAATAAATACATACATACCCATCTGGTAATACTTTTTCCACGATTTTAATTTTTCCATATATTTTCCATCATAATAAGCATTAGCTACTAAAAAAATTGTTATACAAAGGACCAATAACTCAATTTTCATAATATATATATATGTTATGAAAATTCTTAAACTCGCTCACACTTATTAGTCTTTTTATTTCTTCGCGTTCCTCTTGGACAACGTTTACCCGTCCAAGTGAATGCACTATGGCGTGAGTATCCATTTCCCTTAACTAGGACTAGTTTCTTGGTTTTTTTAGCTTTTTTTTTGACAACTAAGTTGTTTTTTGAAGAAGAATGGGGGCTTAAATGCACATATTTCGTAATAGCTGGAGTGGAGTGGCCGGCAATAACAGATAATTGAGATAGTTCCATAATAAGTTGGTCAATTGGGATAGGTCGAGCTGCATAAAGAGGACTATAACAGTACTTAATTATAATATTACGCAAGGCATTTTTAAATATATTAACACGACTGACCGAACCCATGTTGATTATTAGAGTTGGTATAAAAATATCAATATAAGTCATTAAAAATCCCCATACATCTACATTGTGTGAAAATACCTCAGTAAAATATCTGGTTGTGTCAAATGTTGCACCCGAAGAATCTATAATTGTATAGTCTTTTAATGCTGTAGCTAAATAGGATGCTATAATATCAATACTAAGAGTATAGTCTACAACTAGTTTCTTTCTTGTATTGTCCATATGTAGTAAAGGTCCCAACATATCATTTATTATTACTTTTATACTACTATAGTGGCCCCTACCAATGTTATCGATATAATAATAAATATAATTAATAGCTATAATTTTTAACTGTTCTAATACGATATCAGAATTTAAATCTATATTATCAGCATGGAATGCTCTCGTATAGAGTGTTTGAAACCGACCATCTAAGAGAATATTTGTGAATGGAATGTTATATTGAAGTACTCGATTGAATTTCATAGATTGAATACTAGCAGGACCAGTATATATACCTGCAAGCCCCCAGTCAATGAGACGTGCCTTATATTTATTATCAATTAATATATTACCTCCCTTAACATCACAATGGAATAGATTCTGGCGATTAGCAGGAATAATGCCATTGTATAATAAATTTATTAGAGCTACATTTAATTTATTAAATCGGTTTGCAGTTAAGGGTTTGAGTAGTAGCCAATGGTCAATATCAATACCGCCATATGGAATATCTAGACTTTTAAGTTTATTAAGATTTTTATTCACATTACTTTCATTAAACCCACGCGTAGTAAGATTTTCACATTTTGTGTTAAAACCCAGTAAATCATCTCCTGTTAGCGTCGCTGGTGTACAAATTGTAATATTTTGAACTAGAAAATAATTTTCATAACCAGGGATAGATTCTAAAATGGGCTTAATATTATTAGTCTCTGCTATTTCTTCATTAGCATATTGCATCAACATTAGTTTACTAATTCCATTTTTTCTATCGAGTCCGGGTGGTGAATTTTTACACTTTAGAGCTGGCTTAAAAACGCACCCGAACCCACCTGCGGCAATAGGTAATCCAGCTATAGAACGCTTACTTGGATGGGAGGTCATATATATATATATAAGAATAAACTATTATTTATAAAGATAGGCGCATAATATAACTGTTAGTAGTATCACGCAAATATATACTATTTTTTCTCTTTTTTGGAATTTTTCTTTTAATACAACATGTTTGGGTTTGTAATGCTCATAATACTCTATCATTGCATCCGTCATAGTTTTTTCTGGTAATCCTAAATATATATTCATTTTATTGTGAATAAAGTGCATCCACTTTGTTATAGATTCGCGCGAATCTAAGTAAGGTGTTACTGGATACTGATTTAAGAATTTACTGAATGTATTTCCTATATCAGAAACGGGCAAAAAGAGTGGTAAATTTTGGATAAAATCATAATATTTTTTTTTAGTAACAATATTTGGATGTAAAGGGTAGGTATAGGTGATAGTGTGTAAAACAAACCAATAAAATGGTCCCCATACATTAGGATCTAATGCCATAACAATAAATGATATAAAAACAAAAATATTACAACATATAACTTATGAAAGCATATAATTTCTGTAATAATTGTGGAAAAAATGGACATTTATTTCACCAATGTAAAAATCCCATTACAAGTTTGGGTATCATAGCTTTTAGGTCTAGAGTAAGCGGTTTAGAATATTTAATGATAAGACGAAAAGATACATTAGGTTACGTTGATTTTATACGGGGTAAATATCCTTTGCAAAATAAGACATATTTACTGCATATTTTAAGTGAAATGACATTAAATGAACGTAATAAACTATTAAATACTGATTTTGATGAATTATGGAGCGAATTATGGGGGGAGCATATAGGAATTCAATATAGGGGGGAGGAACGTGTTTCCAGAGAAAAATTTAATATCCTAAAATTGGGCGTTAAAACGGAACTTTATGAATACGATTTAGTTTCATTGAATAAAGAGATTCAGACAAGCTGGACTGAACCCGAGTGGGGTTTTCCTAAAGGTAGGAGAAATTATCAGGAGAAGGATTTGACATGTGCTATAAGGGAATTCGAGGAAGAGACTGGTTTTAATAAGACGGATATATCTATAGTGCAAAATGTTATACCATTTGATGAAACATTTACAGGATCAAATTACAAGTCATATAGACACCGATATTTTTTAGCATTTTTGGATAATAAAAGTATACCGTCTACGGAATTTCAGAAGACAGAAGTAAGTAAAATAGCTTGGTTAAACCATGAAGATGCTTTAGAAGCAATAAGACCTTATAATTTAGAAAAAAAGGAGGTTCTGGAGAGAGTGAATAAGCTATTAAAAGAATATAGATTATATTCTTAATATATAAGTATAATGCTACGTAAAAGTAAAAAAAGGGGGAAAAAATTAATATTGAACGAAAGCAAAGCTTTGGAGGACCCCCCAAATAAAATTTCAAAACCGGATGACCCTGCATCCAACGACTTTCTAATTAAAAAAGAAAATTTAAATAGAAATGATATTATGGCACACGAAGATAGTTATGAATATTTATATCCTAGTTTGGACGATTCCAATTTTAATATTAAAATAACAAAAAGGAAGGAGTTTTATGACACGCGATATGATGGGCAAGTGCACAATGTGGAAGAAGAAGCGGAGCTATTATGCAATGCTGATTTTGAGTTGGCACCACATCAATTATTTGTACGTAATTTTTTATCCTTTTTGACACCCTACAATAGTATGTTATTATATCACGGATTAGGGACAGGTAAAACCTGTTCAGCTATTGGCGTTGCAGAAGAGATGAGGGACTACCTTAAACAAATGGGAATAAGCCAGCGAATTATTATTGTTGCATCTCCGAATGTTCAACTTGAATTTAGACGACAATTATTTGACGAAAGTAAATTACAACTAATTAACGGGCTCTGGAATATAAGAGCTTGTACGGGAAATAAATATTTAAAAGAAATAAATCCGATGAATATGAAAGGACTTTCAAAATCTCAGATTGTTCGCCAAATTAAAAAAATTATAAATGATACCTATTTATTCTTGGGTTATATAGAATTTGCAAATTATATAAATAAAACATCACAAGTAAAGGGTCAATTCACCGCAAAAAAAACTCAACAATTGATGAAAAAACGCTTAAAAAAAAATTTTAATAATCGTTTGATTATTATAGATGAGGTACATAATATAAGAATTACTGATGATAATAAAGAGAAACGTGTAGCACAGGAATTATTAAAATTAGTTACAAATGTGGACACCTTGAGACTATTATTACTATCAGCGACTCCAATGTATAATAGTTATAAAGAAATTGTTTGGTTAGTTAATTTGATGAATTTAAATGATAATAGGGCGTCCATACAAATTAAGGATATTTTTGATAGTCAAGGCAATTTTAGAATTGATGCCGAGGGTGCTGAAGTAGGTAGGGCTCTTCTAGAACGGAAAGCGACAGGATATATCTCATTCGTACGAGGTGAAAATCCGTATACGTTTCCTTATCGTATATGGCCGTCAATGTTTGCTATTTCAAATACTTTTCAAGAACACCAATATCCTACAGTTCAATTAAACGGAAAGCTTTTAGTTCAGAATTTAGAGTATATTTCGGTATACCTAACCAATATCGGTTCTTATCAAAAATATGGCTATAGTTACATTATAAGTTATCTAAAACGGTTAGTTGAAAATGGCGAAATGGGTGCTAATAAAGAACTGCCAAATTTCGAAAATATGGAATCATTCGGTTATACTCTTTTACAAAGACCATTAGAAGCCTTAAATATCGTATATCCAGACGAGAGAATCGATAATATAACAATCGATACTGACTTTGATCCCAAATATTTAGTCGGAAAGGGCGGTTTAAATCGAGTAATGTCTTATAAAGAGACCACCAACCCTCCTCAACGAAATGATTTTGAATATAAATATCATGAAAAGATTTTCGCTCCAGATGAGATAGGTAAATATAGTAGTAAAATTAAAAATATTTGCAATAGTATTCAAAACTCTACTGGTATTACATTGGTTTACTCACAATATATTGATGGCGGTGTAGTTCCTATTGCCCTCGCCTTGGAAGAATTGGGGTTGGTACGATATGGGACTGTAAGCTCTTTACTAAAAACACCACCTGAAGAACGGCAGATAACAGGAACATATGTAATGATAACGGGTGACAAACCCTTATCACCTAACAATGCACTCGAACTCAAAGCTTTGACCGATCCAAATAATAAAAATGGAGAGAAAATAAAGGTGGTTTTGATATCCTTGGCAGGATCTGAAGGCCTCGATTTTAAATATATAAGACAAGTGCATATAATGGAACCATGGTATAATATGAACCGCATTGAACAAATTATTGGTAGATCATGCCGTCACTGCAGTCATATGGCTTTACCTTTCAATGAACGAAATGTCGCTATATTTTTGTATGGCACAATCCTAGATGATCCTAGTGAGGAAGCTGTGGATTTATATCTCTATAGATTAGCAGAATTAAAAGCTCTCCAGATGGGTAAGGTGAGTAGAGTACTAAAAATGATTGCTGTTGACTGTTTGCTTAATTTTGAGCAAATGGGATTCACTGTGGAAAATATGAATCAAACTGTTCTGCAACTACTTTATAATGGCGAAACAATCGAATATCCTGTTGGCGATAAAGCTTATTCGGCAACATGTGACTATATGGAGACTTGTACTTATACTTGTGAACCAAATGCTGATATAACCGATGCGGACACTGTATTGGATACATATAGCGAATCCTTTATTCTTATGAATACGGATAAAATAGCTCAGAGAATTAAAGATCTAATGAAGGAGAAATTCTTTTATAAAAAAAGAGATATTATCACTGAGATTAATGTTGTTAGAAATTATCCATTAGTGCAAATAAACGCTGCACTAGATCAATTAGTAGAAGATAATAGCGAATATATTAGTGATAAATATGGTCGATTAGGAAATTTAATAAATATAGGCGATATGTATTTATTTCAACCCTTGGAAATGAACAATCCGGATATATCTGTCTACGATAGATCAGTCCCTATTCAGTTTAAACGAGAAAAATTAGAATTTATACTACCAAAAGAAGTGACTGAAGCTGTTATAGAACCAGGCCCTAATAAACTAGTTAAAAAAACGGCTGAGATACTAATAGATGCATTGCAACAAAATTATGAAAAGGGAACTACACAACAAATTATTATTAGGGGTGATGATGATTGGTATAAGTTTGCTAGTACCGTTATAGACACTATGGAAGATGAAGGAGCAGATAGAGAGGTACTAGAACAACTACTATTGGATCATATCGTAAGTCAAATTAATTTAAGTGATACTATTATAATATTAGATTACTTATTTAATAAAATGGACCTATCGGACTTTGAGAGTAAATTAAAAGCAACCTATAAGATTCTGCATTATAGAAATATAATAGGTTTCTTAGCAAATAACGGTGTCGGACAAAAATTATTAATTTTTCGCGATAACAAGTGGGAAGATGCTGAGGGTGAAGATTATCAAGATTTAAGCAGCGAAATCGCGAGTTTAGTAGTAAAAATAAACCGAATTAATAATATTGTAGGATTTATGGCCAATTTTAAAGGCAGTTATATGGTTTTTAAAGTGAAAATATTGTCAAAAGTGGGACATAAAGGTGCACGATGTGATCAAGCTGGAAAACCTGCAACAATAAAATTAATGAATCAAATAGTTGGCAAAAATAAATATACATCACATAATACTAAAAAAATAAACCAAAAACAGATATGTATTTTACAAGAATTTACTCTAAGATTATTTAATTATAATAAGAAAGATGGTAAAATATGGTTTCTTTCACCTATTGAAGCCATATTAATAGATATAGAAAAATTAAAAGTTAAAAAAAAATAACTCTTGAATAAATTTAAAATTGAATATATTAAAGATAATATATATATATTATATGGCGAATATTCACCCACCAGGACAAAGAATGAGAAAGACTTCAAAAAAAATATATGATTCCGCTATGCTAGAAAGATTTATAATATTACCTATTCGAAATATAGGAAAAAATATCGCTTTAACTATGGAGAATGTTATCTCAGCCCAAATAGAAGGTAAATGCACTGTTGAAGGGTTTATTAAACCAGGATCAATACAACTAGTTACTTATTCCAGCGGTGTAATCCGAGCAGATACAGTGAAATTCGAAGTAGTATTTGAGTGTCAAGTGTGTTTACCCGTTGAAGGTATGCTGATTAACTGCAGAGCAAGTAATATAACCAAGGCTGGCATAAGGGCAGAAACAACCGACGAAATAAGTCCAGTTGTAATATTTATCGCGCGCGATCACCATTATATGTCCAGCTATTTTACTAGTGTAAAAGAAGGCGCAGATATTAAAGTAAGGGTCATTGGACAAAGATATGAATTAAATGATAAATATATATCAGTAATAGCTGAATTAGTGGAGCCTAGCGAAGAAAAAGCCAAGAAAAAGAGGAAACCACGTCTAATTTTAAGTAAAAAATAATAAAATATATCAGCTAGAAAGTATATCCTTTAAGAAAAAAAGAAGCAAAAGGGTTTAAATAACTACCAGTAATAATGATTAATGATTGAATTGGGATATATAAAAGAGCAAATTGAAATGATGGATAAATCCCATCAAATTGAAGTGTTGAGAATCTTATCAGAGCATAAAGATGTGTGTTTAAATGAAAATAGTAATGGAACATTTGTAAATCTGACAGATATAGACCAATTAGTGATAAAACAATTATTGACTTTTATCTCCTATGTTAAAACACAACAGAGTCAATTAGAAAAAATTGAATATCAAAGGGAAGTGTTAGAAGATACATTTTTTAATAAAGGAGATAAAGATAAAAACGTTAAAATAGAACATGTCACCTGTGCAAACCCAGTATAATCATGTAGTTCAAGGTCTACAAGATTATATTTTTTATACAACAAATAAATGTTTGATGAGTGTAGATAAGAAAGATAATAATAATAATCAGAAATTAAAAGAAACCAAACAAACCCAAAAAATATCTAATGATTTTTTTAGTCCCACACAAAAGGACAGTCTCTTTTGGTGTTTTTATATATTTTTGAATGGATTTAAAGAATATGAATTTATAAGTACGGATAGTTTTAGAATAGAAAAAGAGATGAAAATCGCGTGTATAGAGCAGTTACGGTTTAATAAGGCTCTTATCAAAAGTGCAAAATTAAGACGCACAGTGATTGAAGATGAGTTATTAAATCAGTCAGAAATTTCTCTTAGGGGGTTACATGCATTGTGTTTATTACATAAAATTAATATTTTATATGTTTGGGACAGAAAATATTTCGATATTACTGTAGATCCAAATTTAAAAACACATATTATCCTTTGCCGTAATCATGATATTGGTATACCATTGTCGGATAATACTGCAGAATATTATAAAGAATCCTATTGGAAAATTGATGATATTGATAAGCAACTAAAAAGTCTCTCATTCTATAGACACAAAGATCTACAAAATATTTGTAATAAGTTAAAAATAGAGGTGATGGAAGATAGTAAGAAAAAAACTAAAAAACAATTATATGAGGAAATATTACATCAATTATAAAATTGATTTATAAATATTATACATTAATTATATATACATGCCTTCCAAATCTGTTGACTCTCAAGAACAACTAGATAATTTATTAAACGTCTATTTAGGTAGTTTGGCCGTTTCCAAAATATATGAAAACTCCGAATTGGAAGCACGCTTTGGTACGCGTGGCATTAAACCTATAACTAAAATCGATTTTGATAATGTAATTCAAAAACTAAAAGCACAAGGATTTACATTTGAAAATACTAATAAATATATTCTACGAATACAAAATGAACATATTGAGGCAAATACCGGCCAAAAACGTATATCTAATATTCGGACCCAAATCGAAGGTTTAACTAATATTCAAAACTATTGTAAAACAAATTTGCTTCCTATTGATGCGGTTCATTCTTGGTTATCTTTTGAACAAAAAAAAAGTTTCAAAGCTGGCGAACAAGTAGTATATCCTGTAAATTTTGACGACTTTAATTTTAGAGTGGCCTTAAATACTGAAACTAGTTGGGATATAGATACTCCCTTAATTCAGGGAATATTAGATAAATGGTCGTCAACTAAAAAGGTTTTTCGATATATTAATCGATCTTCACTCATTCATCCTGATTTCCCTTTCCGAATAGATCTTAGTATCGTTAAAGATACACATCGACAAAGACAACATACTATACCTCAATATACCATTCAAGATTCTAAAATATTTGAAGCACGCGAAAAATACGAAATAGAGATTGAAGCAGTTCGATGGGCAGTGAAGGCAAAACAGTCAACGGCTCAGGAATTGGCAAGCACACTTAAACGACTCACAAAATATATTTTATGTGGACTACAAAGTACAAATTATCCTATATCTTATAAAGAACAACAACTAGTCATAGATGAGTATCTGAGATTAGTTAAGGGTAAAAATGTTCGCTTGGGATCCAGAGTTACTCCAAAAGATTTTATTGGTCCCTCATCAAAAACTCTCCAAACTAAAAATATAACGACCATTAATGAAGATGCTAATATTCCTAATATTCGCAATAATTATACTGTTACCGATAAGGCGGATGGTAACAGGAAATTACTCTATATATCAACAAAGGGGAAAATCTACTTTATTACAACTAATATGCAAGTACAATTCACAGGAGCCAAGACAGAAAATAAAAAATTAATAAATTCGCTTTTAGATGGAGAGCATATTTTACATGATAAAAAACGAGCATTTATAAATCTCTACGCGTCATTTGATGCATATTTTATCAATGGCAAAGATATACGCTCATTTGGGTTCGTTCCCACTAATATAGAAGATATGCAAACTAAATTTAGGATTCCTTTACTAATAGAATTTATAAAGTCACTAAATGCTATCTCTATCGTAAAAAATAGGTTGTCGCCTCTTCGTATCACAAATAAGATTTTCCAAATTGCTTGGAGTGACTCTGATATATTTACAGCCTGTAATACCATTTTGAAACAGGTTGATGAAGGATTATTTGAATATGAAACAGATGGTCTAATATTTACACCAGTTAATATGGGAGTTGGAACAGACACTATTGGTGCGCCTAGTAAATCAACCAAAATTACGTGGGATCATTCATTCAAATGGAAGCCACCGAAGTTTAATACAATCGATTTCTTGATTACAACTAAGAAAACAACGGGTGGGGTTGATGCCATTGGGACAATATTTCAGGCGGGTACGGATACATCCAGCTTAACTCAACTCACTCAATACAAAACTGCCATTCTTCGTGTTGGATTTGACGAACGTAAACACGGATATATTAACCCTTGTGAAAATATTATTAATGATAAACTTCCCTCTCCCAGAAATCTAGATAATGAAGACAGTTATAAGCCTGTGCCATTTTTCCCAACCAATCCTTATGATCCAGATGCTAGCATTAGCAAAATACTTATTCGAGAGAATAGCAACGGTGTTAAACTTATGTATACCGAGGAAAATGAAATTATTGAAGATAATATGATTGTGGAATTTAGTTACGATATCACTCGAGAACCGGGTTGGAATTGGCAACCGCTTCGGGTACGCTATGATAAAACTGCCGAATATAGAGGTGGCCTTAAAAATTATGGTAATGCCTATCATGTCGCCGATAGTAATTGGCACTCTATTCATAATCCTATTACGCAAAACATGCTTATGACCGGAGAAGGTATTCCTGATGAACTCGGCGATGATGATATATACTACAATAAGGTTAGTGGTGATACACATACACGGGCTTTACGCGATTTTCATAATTTATTTGTCAAGAAATTACTTATTTTATCTACCTCTAATCGCGGAGATACACTCATAGATTATGCTGTAGGAAAGGGTGGGGATTTACCTAAATGGATACGCGCTAATCTGTCTTTCGTATTTGGTATTGATATTTCACGCGATAATATAGAAAATAGATTAGATGGTGTGTGCGCACGATATTTAAATTATAGAAAGAAATTTCGAACCATGCCGGGCGCACTATTCGTATATGGAAACTCAAGCGGGAATGTCAGAAGTACACAAGCCTTATATAGCGAAAAGGGCAAACAAATTACTCGCGCCGTTTTTGGTACTGGGCCAAAAGATGAACGCCTACTTGGTGCAGGAGTATTTAAGCAATATGGTGTCGCAGTTGACGGATTTAATATCAGCTCAATCCAATTTGCAATTCATTATATGTTTGAAAATGAAACAACCTTGCAGAATTTTCTCAAGAATATTAGTGAATGTACCAAGGTCGGTGGCTTCTTTATTGGTACAAGCCTCGATGGTCAATTACTATTTAATGAATTGAAAAATGAAAAACAAGGAGGCGCCTTTACAATCATGGAAGGTGATGCTAAGATTTGGGAAGTAAAGAAACAGTATGATAGAACGGAATTTTCAGCTGACAATAGCTGTCTTGGGTACGGCATTGATGTATTTCAAGAGTCAATAAATAAAACCTTTCGAGAGTATTTGGTTAATTACGATTATTTAACACGGTTAATGGAAAATTACGGATTCAAGTTACTAACACGCGACGAAGCCTTACATATTAATTTGCCTGCTAGCACAGGACTGTTTAAAGAATTATATGGTGTTTTAGAACAAGAGATTAGGCAAAATCCCAGAAAGATAAATGAATATGGTTCGGCATTAACTATGACAGCAAAAGAGAGAAGAATATCGTTTTTAAATCGCTATTTCGTTTATAAGAAAATTAGAAATGTGAATACTGAAACTGTCTATCTATCACTACTCAATAGGACAGAGGTCGAAGAGGTCGAAGAGGAAAAATTATCTGAGATCGCTCAGGAAATAGTAAAAGAAGCTATTGTACCTAAGAATCAGAGTAAGAAACGGAAGAAAAAACTTAAGCTTCAAGAAAAACCTAAGACTTGAGCTATCAAAAGGATATAAAAATTACTACGGATTCTCTACATGAGTTATTTTTCGCTAATTGCAGTACCATCTACAATATCTGCAGATGCTATCGACATTCAATATACAGATAATGGCGTAGAGCCTATTATAAGTAAATCATTAAATAGCTATTCAAACTCGATTAAATTGCAAATTGATACGGTGTCAGATGTATGGGATATTTACAAAAAAATTACGAATCCTTATGAATATATCCATACTCCTATCCCTAATTCTAAACAAGCCATATGTAAATTAAAACCGCTTTCTCGAGCCTTTTATAAGTTAGTAGAAATATGTAAGCTGTTATCTATATTAAATCATTATACCACGCAAAATATGAATAGTTTTCATTTGGCAGAAGGTCCGGGCGGATTTATAGAAGCACTCGCAATGCTAAGAAATAATCCTAAAGATAATTATTATGCAATGACATTAATTGAGGAAGATCAAAATATTCCAGGATGGAAAAAAAGTGTATTTTTCTTGAGTAAAAATCCAAACGTTACCATAGAAAATGGATATGATGGGACAGGCGATTTAATGGTTTGGTATAACTTGGTTTATTGTCATAAGAAATATAGGGGGACTATCGATTTGATAACTGCTGATGGTGGATTCGATTTTTCTATTGATTTTAATAAGCAAGAAAGTTTATCAATTAAATTAATCTTGAGCCAAATAGCCTTTGCTATTTCAATGCAAAAAATAGGCGGGGTTTTCATTCTAAAAATATTTGATGTATTTACACAACCTACAATAGATTTACTGTATCTCCTATCAGGTATGTATGAAACAGTACATATAGTAAAACCTTATACAAGTCGTTATGCAAATTCAGAAAGATATGTAGTTTGTAAGGGATTCCGATTGCAGGATGTAGCCACTTACCTTAAACAGTTTGAAAGCATATATAGGGACTCTCGGCCAATAACAAGAGTATTGAAAACAGATATACCATATATTTATATCAATAAATTAGAAGAGTGTAATGCCATACTGGGCCAACAGCAAATAGAAAATATTTCTAATACATTGAATTTAATAGAAAATAATAATACAGATAAAATCGAATCTATGAGAAAAAATAATATTCAAAAGTGTATTAATTGGTGTCAGAAACATAAAGTTCCCTTTAATAAAAACATTCATCAGACTAATATATTTTTGACTCCAAAATCTATGGGTTAATTATTACATAAACTTATATTAATGGATACATATATGAACTCAGCAACTGGTCTATATACGACATTTATAGGAAATAAAAGAAAAGAAAGATTTGAAATTATTTTAGAACCCTTACAAGCTCTACTTCAGTTAGCTTTTTTAGCATATTGCCCTGTTGGTACAAAATTAGCAATTGCTAATAATTTATTGGTAGTTCAATATCCTTCCTGGGGCCAAGCTATAGTACGAACATATTATCACGATTCAAAAGATGATCTGTTTTATCTTTTTAATGTTATTGCTCGATATAACAAATTTTATTCCTATATGAGGGATGAAGCAAGTGAAGAGAGATTTTTATTTAGATATCTAGTTACTTTAGCAAAAAAAGGAATAGATAATTTATTACACACTTATACCCAAATTGATAAACATGCATTATTACATACATTACAAATGTACAAAACAATGCTCGAAAGCCCCGATTTATTTGATAGATCAGATTCAGAAAATGAGGAAAAACAACAAGAGATTTCTTTGGAAACTAATATTGATGATATTTTTATTAATATTCGAAAATTATACTCTAAAAAAGAATTTACTATTATTTATAATACTCTCCTTCTTATGGAACAAAACCCTCAATCATATGAAGCATATATGACAGGACTAAATACGATTCTTGAACCCACTAATCAAAAAATTAAAAAATGGATAAA